CCGAGGAGCAGATGGCGAACACGGACGCCGCGGCCAATGCGGTCTCCGTGGCATCGATCGAAGACCCGATCGACCACGACGCATCTCGCCAGCTAGAGGAGGTCATCCCGTCCCCCGAGCCCGAAGACTCCGAGTTCGACCTGGCCCAGATCGCGATGGTTCCATACGCGCTCCGGATGCTGAAGCCGACTGAGGAGATGGTCCTCCGGCTGCGCTACCGGATCGGGCTCACTGGGGAGGCGCTGCGCTACCGGGAGATCGGAGCGCTCTTCGGGCTGACGAAGGCCCGGGCGCTCATGGTCGCGCAGGAAGGCATCGCTACCCTCCGACGGCTGCTCGACCAGACGACGGTCCGACGCTTCGGCCGCACCCGACCCTCCCTGGAAGCCTGGCTGGGGCTGGTCTGCGGGCGCTGCGATCGCGCGGTGGCCACGAGCGAGGCTTTCTGCAGCCCCGCGTGCGCGCAGGCATGGTGGGGCGCCTGGGTTCATGGGTGTGACGAAAAGCGTCAGAGTGACACTGCACATTGACACTCTGTGGCACCCCGGGGCGCCCGGACCCCAAAGATGGCCGGAATGTGGGGTCGGAGGTCCTGGCACAGGGCTTGCTACATAAAGGCGCAGGAGGTGGACGAAATGGAAACCCTGGTGAACGGCGGACGGTGGGCGCAGGTGAGTTACGAGACGGGCAGCCTTCGGGTGCGGGTGGTGGCGAAGGCGCTGCGGCAGGCGGGATACAAGGTGAGCAGCAGCCCGCTGGGGATGCAGGTCACCGATCTGGGCAAGATGCGGCTGACGATCCTCTCGATCGCGCCGGGCAGCAACCCCGACACGGCCGAGGTGCAGCCGGTGATCACGCGGGCGCTGCGGACCCTCCCTGGCGCCGGCCTGGAGCGGTCATGAAGCCGATCGCACCAGCGATCTACCGCGGACCGCAGAAGGACCTGGCCGGGAAGATCCGGTTCCACTGGTGGGATCTGACCGCTGGGATCCCTGGCCACCCGGCTGGGTCGACGGTCAGCGACCGGACGCTCCTGGACGCGGGCTTCAGCCTGCCGGAGGGGGGTGCCCGGTGACGCACATCTTCTGCCGCTGCGGCTACCTCCCGCGGACCTGGAGGGTGGACCGCGACACCCCGCGGGTGGGGTCGGTCTACGTGCGAGGTCCCGCCAGCAACCCCCCGTCACCCTTCTACCTCACGACCTGCCAGGCGGTCGGCTTCCGGTGGGGCTGGGACCCGACGGTCTGCGGGGCGGACGTGGATCGAACGGTCATCGGCATCCCGATGTGCAAGCGCCACGCGCGCGTCGCGGAGTGCCCGCTCTCGCACTACGATCGCGACGTCGAGCAGCGCTGGAGGGAGCGGACCGAGCGCTACGAGAAGATGCCCGTCATCCTCACGGACGGCGGACGCAAGGACGCCGGCTTCGGGCACGCGCGCGGGGACTGCGTCTACCGCGCCATCGCGATCGCGAACCGGATCCCATACAAGCACGTCGCGGAGTCGCTCTTCCGTATGGGTGCAGACAAGCGGATGAATGGGGTTCCGGGCTTCGTCTACGAACCCTTCCTGCAGAGACTCGGCTGGATCAAGACGCGACCGAAGGGGATCTTCCTCCGCAAGGGGATGCTCCCGATGGGCAGGCTCATTGTCCTCGTCTCCAAGCACATGCTGACGGTGATCGACGGGACGATCTACGACACCTACGATTCGTCGCAGCGCGGGACGCGAAGGGTGCAGGCGTACTACACGAAGGAGGTGCCCGCATGAGCCCGACCCCGGTAGTCGAGCGCGTCATCACCGTCCTCGGTGACAGCCGGCCGGTGACGCGGACTTACGGTGACGGGTCGGTGGACTGCCCGTACTGCGTCGCTGCGATCATCTACCCCGCAACGGAGTGCAGCAACCCCGCCTGCGACTCGTCGAAGTACTGGACCCCCGCGGCGCTGCAGGAGCGTCGCGACCGCGAGGCTGCCAGGCTGGCGGAGGAGGCGCGACGCAAGCGCGACCACGCCTGGGCAATGCAGCGCGCAGAGGAGGACCGCATCCTCCACGAGCAGTGGCGGAAGGATCAGGTCGCCGAAGCAATCAAGCGCGGCGCTTGCTTGCTGTGTCTCTTCCTGCCAGGGTGGGACAGGGTGAAGTTCGTGAAGCACCGGAAGCCGTGCCCGAAGCGAAACCGGACACCAGGAGGACGCTGATGCTCAAGGCCAACGCAGTCGCATACATCGTCGACGATCTTGAGACGGCACGTGCGGAGATCAAGAAGCAGATCCCGCCTTCTGGTCATCGAGAGCCGACGGTCATCGTGCCAACACCAGATCTGAAGAAATTGGATCCGGTCCACCGCTCAACGCGGGTCCTCATCGAGGTCGTCTCCTGGGGACTCTGGCTGGCGATGACGGTGCATCCGGAGAGGGTGATCCGCGCGCCGCTTCGACACTTCGAGTCGAAGCAAGGCGTGAAGACTTCCTTCGTCGAGAATGCGACGTGCGTCCTTATCACCAAGGCTGAGTACCTCCGCGAGGTCAGCCGGCAGATGGCGAACCTGGCGAGCGTGATGGCGAGTTTCCTACATTGAGTCGCTCCCGCATGATGGACCTCTTCGGTCTCGGCACCCTCACCCCGCGCATCGTCTACCGTCCCGCGATCTACGAAGCGCTGCAGCGCCCCGGGACACCCACGACGCGTCAGGCGCTTGTGAATGACTTCCTCTCTGCCGAGGTCCTGCTCCCGCTGGAGGAATGTCTCCCCGGTGGGAAACTCGGTCACGCATAGGACTTGACAACCCCCGGGGTGCGACCGTATACTCCGGACCGGAGGTGCCGATGAACGCCTGGCAGTCACGGATCGACTCGATCAAATCCACGATTGAGATGTATCGTCGGGAACTCGAAGTGCTCGAAGCGCTCGGGGATATCCCGGCGGCATATGTCTACCCGAACTTCTTCGGCAAGGACATCGACATCACCCCACCGCAGGGAACCACCGCTCGGGACCTGGCGCTGAAGGTTATCGCCCGCCTGCGCGAGAAGGGGCAGGCGCCTCCGATCGCGACGAAGAAACTCGAAGCCTCGACTGGGAAGATCACCTACGAGGTCCCCGGGCCGATGGAAGGGTGGACGCTGAAGGTCTCCGGAGGGGACCCACGCTGCAGGGTCGTGCCAGTGACGAAGACCCGGACGGTAGCAGCGAAGCCCGCGGTCGCAGCGGTGGAGGCGCACGAGGAGGAGTACACGGAGTACGTGATCGAAAATCCCGAGGAGTGTGGCGCATCATGAAGCGCAGCCCGGACGAAGAGATCTACGCCGCGATGGATCATATCGAGGAGATGCGCGAACGCTTCAGCGCAGACACCTGCGGCGAAGCCTGGCGCAGGCTGGGCGGACAGGCTGGAGTCGAAGAGTGGCGGAAGCGGACGAAGCCGATGCCGAACATCGTGATGGAGATCAACGCAGGATTGGTCGAGTCATCGCTGAAGACCGCGGCGGAGAAACTCCGCGACGCGACGAAGGCATTCATCCAGAAGGAGTTCTACAGCAGTGGGGTGCCATCGGTCACTGGTGATCTGGCGCATCGCTACGTCCCCTCCGCGGCCGAGGACTACGCACTCTTGCGTGAGAAGCCGGCCGTCCAGACGATCGTCAAGAATCTCCGCCACTACGACCCTGCCGACATCGTCCGTGGGATCAACGTCCTCGCAGGCGCCACACCCGGAAGCCGATGTGCCTTCTGTGGCGTGGCAGGGATCGGCGCGGTGCATATCCCCGGGTGCGCGTTCTCGACGGTGCCGGCACCCCCGCAGCCGGTGAAGACCTACGGTGGGATGGGCGCACTCCCCGGCTCCCCTATCCCGCCCGCGCCCGTGAAGGCAACGCTCTCCGCCGGCAAGGACCGTCCCTTCGTGGTGAAGAAGGACAGCCTCCTGAACCCCGCGCCGAAGGGGTTCTCGGGCGCCGGGAGCCTGCCGTACGATTCGGACTACGACGGCTGATGCGATACTACATCGGTGCTGCGGCGCTCGGGTTGCTGATCTTCATCATCGCAAGCGTCGCATGCAAGCCTACGCCGTGGACGACGAAGCGCGTCGCGGGTTACACCTCGGAGTGCAACCTGCTGGCGGAAGACGGAAGCATCTGTCGCATGGTTGCCTACTGCCGATCCGTCTTCGCGATCGAGGTCGGCACTCCGTTCCTGTGTCGGTGGCGATAGGCGATCCGAGCCGGCGCGGTTGACTCCGGCCCTCCCTCCCAGGATCGGTAAACTAGTGCCGTGAGGGGTAGCATCAAAGGGGAGGCTGAGCGGGGCGGGCATACGCGCGCTGAGCGGTGGAGCCCCGACCATCCTTGCGGTGGCGTTGGTGTAACGGTAGCACCCAAGGTCGTGACCCTTGAGGAGGGGTTCAACTCCCCACGCCACACAGGACCGAACGATGACCTGTAGATACTGTGGCAAGCCTCGGCACCGGAAGCCGAACGGCCAATTCGATTCCCGGCAAGTGTGCGTGTGGTATCGATACCTGGTCGCGGACTTCTACGACACACTGGAGCGCTGGACCGAGGCGCTGCGCTTCTTCCGTGACGACACCGGCCGGCTCGTGAACGAGCAGCCTGGTCCGCTCTATGGTGGTGGAGGGTGTATCGCATGACCTGTCCTCGATGCCAAAGCGAGATCTGTCCTTCGACCTGGAGCGGAATGCAATCCGAGGCGTTCTGGGCTTCTGCGATGCAGACCTGTGCGCTCACGCGTATCGCGAACCTGCTTGAGTCGCGCATCGTCGTCGATGTCGCGCCTGACCCATTCGGTTGCTATCGTATCAGCATCCATCTCGGACCTGCGGGACCCTCGTCCAACGGCAAGACGCCTGGCCTGCAACCAGGAGATCCGGGTTCGATTCCCGGGGGCTCCACCACCTAAACCTCTTGACAACCGTTCGTGGCTGATCGTATACTCCCCCGCGACAAGGAACCCCTGGAGACCACATGGGACTGAAACTTCTCGACTACGGACTATTCGGATGCGGCAAGACAAACTTCGCCGCGACCATGGCGGAGGTCTGCGACATCGGAGTCATCGACACCGAGTCGCGGTGGCAGTACTACACCGATCCGCATCCCACCGTGAAACCGAAGCGCCCGAGCGACGAAGCCGTCAAGCGCGGGGTCCCACCGCTGATCTACGCGAACCCCCGCCGGCTGCGTCAGGACATCGCCTGGCTTCCGAAGTCGGAACACGTCATCTGGCTCGTGCAGACGATGGACCCCACCGAGGCGTGGGAGTGCAGGAAGATCTGGGGAACGGATCCTTCCATCGGTGGCCAGGTCTGCGACAGCGCCTCGGTGATCTGGGACATGCTCCAGGACTCCCGCGAGACCCACTCCGCGAACGGGAAGGAACTCGGCGGGCTCTCCTGGGCGCCGGTGAAGCGCGTCGACCGCAGGATGACCTACACCATCCTGGAGGTCGGGCAGCACTTCATCGCGAACTGCCACAAGCAGGAGATCATGAACAAGGAGATGCAGGTCACCGGGTCACGGCCGTGGGCTGAGAAGCGCATGGCACACTGGTTCGACCTCGTTCTCCAGTTCGCCTTCGGCTCCGAGGACGCCGCGCCCAAGGCCCGCATCGAGGAGGAGAAGATCCTCGGCGGGATGGGTGGCGCGCTGAAGAAGGGAACGGTGCTGGCCGCGCCGACCTTCAAGCAGATCCTCACCCTCGCGGGAGGGGAGCGCAAGGTCCTCACGGACGTTCTACCGCAGTCGACCATCGACGAGCGGACGCAGCAGTTAGTCAACCAGGTGGCGGCTATGCCACCGATTCCCGGGGTCGATAGCCCCACAGGAGGTCAGCAGTGACAGACACTGCTTTCGCTGGTGGTCCGCAGGCCGGATCGACGTTCGATCCGATCTACGACAACTACCAGGCCGCGCCCCTTCAGGACGCGCAGGACCAGGAGGACGCGCTTCCCCGCGGCTACTACCTGGTGCAGTTCGATGGCGGGAAGGGTTCCTTCACGAAGGACGAGAACATTCCGCAGGTCCGTCTCGGCGCCGAGGTCATCCTGGGCATCGAGGGTACGGTCGGGCGGAAGGTCTTCGGCTCGATCAAGTACGGGGTCAGCAAGTTCGACTACCAGAACAACGAGCAGGGAGTCCGGGTGAAGGTCCAACTCACCAACGAGAAGTGGCAGGAGAAGGGGAAGGCAGAGGTCGTCGACCTGAAGCGCGTCGCCACGGTCCTCGGCTTCCTGCAGCCCCTCCCGAACCGCCCGCACACGGCGGAGAGCCTCTCGCAGTTCGCCGGGCAGTTCGCCGGCAAGCGAGCGGTCCTCTTCATCGGGTCGCTGCCCGGCCGCGACGACTTCGGTCCCAGCAACTTCTTCAAGTGGGATTCGATCCGTGCGGTGAACGAGGAGGTCCGTGACAAGACCGGCGCGATCGTCGCGAAGACGGCCACCGAGTTCTGCCAGAAGAAGATCGAGATGGCAGCCACTCGGGCACGCAACAAGGCAGGCAAGGCTGCGCCGACGGCCACGCCCACCGCGCCCGCAGGGAGTGCCGCGGACTTCTCCTAGCACGTAGGAAGTCCCGTCGCTCAGTCCGCTCGACCCAGGGGTGCGTGGTAGACCCTCTCTACCACGCACCCTTCCTTGTGGAGATGAACGCTGCAGCACCCGGACGAGCCCCGAGCCAGGGGTCGGGTGGCACCTACCTAGTGGCACCGGGAAAGGATCCATTCTCCGGAAACTAGGATCGCATAGAGGGGTGCTGCAGCGTCCATCTCCAAGAGGTCTCAAGTGTACGAAGTCCTGATCCGTCACAGCGACGAACGCGAACGCATGGAGCGTGGACGCGTCCCGACGCTCCTCCGCTCGAACCCTACCGACGCCGGCTGGGATCTCGAAGCCTGGCTGCCGCACGGTCCGTACGGTGTCGACCCCGGGGAGCGCTTCGCCGTCCCCACGGGGATCTGTATCTGCCCGCCACCGGGTGTGGGATTCCGCATCGTCGGACGGTCCTCGACGTACTTCAAGCACGGCCTGGAGATCTCGGAGAGCATCGTCGACCCGGGGTACCAAGGCGCACTGATGATCATGCTGCTGAACCGCACCGCGCGACAGGTCGTGATCCAGAACGGGCAGCGCCTCGCACAGGTGATCTTCTTCCCGATCGTCCCGGTCACCTTGACGCCGGTCGCGGAGTTTCCAAGGACCCCCCGCGGCACCCGCGGGCTGGGGTCCACGGGGGAGTGATGAGCGACTACGCATCCGAGTCCGGACACTGGTACAAGCCTGACGGGTCTCCGTGCTACACCATCCGCGGGAAGAACGGTCGCGAACGCAACACCACCTTGCGCGACGCGCGGACGATGAACCTCTTCCCGTCCGTCACGACCGTCACCGGCCAGGCTGCGGCGCCTGCGCTGGAACTCTGGAAGATCAAGCAAGCCGTCCTGGCCGCGCTCACGCTCCCGCGCGTGGAGGGGGAGTCCTCCGAGATGCTCGTGGAGCGGATCCTCACCGACAGCCGCACCGAGGCGAAGGCAGCCGCAGACCGCGGGACCCTCATCCACGGCGCGATCGAGCAGAAGATGCTACACCAGGCACCGGCCGCGGACCTGGTCCCGTTCGCCGACGCTGCGATGCTCGCGCTGGACGACCGCTTCCCTGGCGCCACGTGGTCGATGGAGAAGTCCTTCGCATCACCGATAGGCTTCGGCGGGAAGGTGGACCTCCACTCCATGGCAGGCTTCGGATCCCCCGACGGGATCGTCGTCGACTACAAGACCAAGGACATCTCCGCGATGCAGAACGTGAAGTGCTACGACAACCACTTCATGCAGATCGCTGCCTACCGTGCCGGCCTGGGGATCCCGAACGCCCGCGGAGCGAACATGTTCGTCGCGAGGCAGCGCGGACCGTTCGACCCCGTCTCGGTCGTGCTGATCGAACACGACCCCGAGGACCTGGCGCGTGGGTGGAGGATGTTCGAGGCACTCCTCGCGTACTTCTACGCCCGCACGGGACTGGTGCAGGTGCCCGCGTGAACGAGCCCGCATCGCCGATCCGGAAGCCGTGGATCACCCTCGCGTTCTACGACGACGGCGCGGTGACCAGCGTGGCCGGTCCTGGGAGGTTCCCTGCGGAGCCGATCGACATCAACCGGACCCTCGGTGCGGTGCTGGTGATTCTCTACCAGGTCGCGCAGGCAGGGTACGAGCGGATGCTGCAGAAGGCGCATCACGAGTACAGCATCCAGGAGCATCTGCGCGCGATGGTCCCGGCTTCGGACAAGGAGATGTGATGAAGTCGATCTGCCCGTGCGCGGACTGTAATCCAGCCACTGGCAGCGGTGGTCTGCCGGTACGATATATCCACGTCCAGGCAGCCTTCGACTCGAACGGGAACATCGTCGGGTTCGATCTACCGGCACACATGGTCGGAGACGATCTTCGGAAGGTCGTCGCAGAGATGGTTCGGGTGCTGGGGACGGGACCGAAGACTGCGAAGCCCGCGGCGCCTGGGAAGAAGATCAAGTGGAGGGAGTTCCTGTGAAGCGGGTGGAGCGCGAGACCATCGTCGGCAGGAAGGTGACGTCAACTTCGGATGGCTACTTCCCTGTCGTCCCCGGACCGATGTGGATCTGCATCCTCTGCTGGGCGATCACCCTCAACGAGACCCGTGAGGACCACCGGAAGGTCTGTCGAGAACGATACACCGAGTTCGGTCCGACGTCATGATCCTCGTCCCCCCCGACGGTCCTCTGGACGCTCGCTTCATCCCGATCGGTGAAGCCCCGGGTCCCGAGGAGGAGAAGCGCGGGATCCCGTTCGTCCCGACCGCTCCGTCCGGGAAGATCCTGAAGGAAGGCGCGCTCTCCGGCAGCGTCCCGCGCGACAAGATGCGAATCCTCAACGTGAGCCCGTACCGCGTCGAGTGGGAGGACGGTCCGCTGCACCTCATGCGGATCCGCGACCAGGTCGCCGCGCTCCAGGCCGAGATCGATCGCTGCACCGAGGCGCGCACACTCCTGCTCATCGGCGCCGACGCAGCCGAAGCCGTCCTGGGGATCTGCGGTCCGCAGCGCGACCCGGACAACCCGAAGAAGCGCCTGACCCCATCGATCCAGGACTACCACGGATCCACCTTCACGCGCGCGGAGGCGCTCGCGCTACAAGCCTGGGCGCGCGAGAACGGCATCCCCACCGTGCAGGGGCTCCCGCCGAAGGTCCACAGCGTCTGCGTCACCCTCCACCCCGCGTTCGCGCTGCACGGGAACATGCCGCGATTCAAACTCGCGATCAAGATGGCGATCGGTCGTGCGGCGCTTCTCAGCCAGTCTGCGGTCGCGCCGTCGCGTCCCGGGGCGGAGGTCTTCGATCTCTACGCGACACCCGAGGCACTCACCGGGTGGCTAGGCGCCTGGGGACCCGTGGACGTCACGTCCGACGTGGAGACCCCGCGGGACAACCCGAAGCGGATCCTCCTCTGCGGCGTAGGTATCGCCACGGAGAAGATCCTCGTCTTCGACTGGACCGCGGCGCACGTGGAGATTATGCGTCGGTGGTTCCGCATGGCTGGCGCGACGGTCGGGCACAACTTCCTCTACGATCTCCGGGCGTTCGCAGCGTACGACGTCCGGCCGGTGAAGCCGCGGTCGATCTATGACACCATCGCTGCCTGCGCTCGGCTGCAGCCCGTGGACGACGAGGTGCGGGACTTCCCGTGGCTCTCCCTCACGACGTGCGTGGCCAGGCACCGCCCGGGGTTCTACTACTGGAAGGAAGCGGAGCGGACGTGTCAGCAGGCGCTCTACCAGGCTTCGTTCCCGTGGTGCGCGCCGGAGGACTTCGACAGGCTCTACAACGGAGTGGACGTGTACCAGAACAGCGCGCTGTGGATGGTGGTGAAGCCGCTGCTGCAGAGAGAGGGGATGCTGTGAAGATCTGTCAAGGACCGGGATGCGAGGCAATAATCCCGGAGGGAGCAAGACCTGACAAGATCTACTGCGCACCAAAGTGTCGTCGCGCACGTTCGATAGCAAGATATCCGGAAAGGTATCGTGCCCGACGACTTGCATGGTTGGCTCAAAATTACAATAGAATTCGATCTGCCGATCAAATTTACATGAGACGATTAAAGGATGCCTTCCATGCTGTCTATGGATCAGAGTGCATCTGCTGTGGAGAATCTGAACCAAGGTTCTTGACTATCGCACACCTCAATCACGACGGCGGAATGCGTCGGAAACAATTGGGTGGCATCGGTACTCGTGGGGCGGGCAGATGCGGTAAAGCCACACTCATCGTTGATCTGAAGCGCCGTGGATGGCCAAAGGATGAAGGGATTGCCGTGCAGTGCTTCAACTGTAACTGTGCGACTTCGCTTCCCGGTAGTGTCTGTCCGCATGAGATCCAAAGGAAAAGTCTATGATCGCACAAGATCGATGGCGTCTTCATCTCGCAGATATCACCCAGAAGATCAACTTTCCACTTGTGAGTAATCAGGCGGATGCAATAGTGACTGATCCTCCCTACGAGATCGACATCCACGGGCTGGAGTGGGACGGCAGCGGAGTCGCGTTCGACGTCCGTACATGGCGCAGGGTCTTCGAGGTCGCGAAGCCCGGGGCGTATATGGTCGCGTTCGGATCCCCCCGGCGCTGCCACCGGATGATCTGCGCGGTCGAGGACGCCGGCTGGGAGATCATGGACACGATCTTCTGGCTGCACGCCCAAGGCTTCCCGCGGGTCCAGACCGTCCTCAAGCCTGCCCAGGAGACCATCGTCCTCGCGCGCAAGCCCGCGAAGGGTCGCAGCCTGAAGCAGAACCTCGGGGAGCGCGGGGTGGGGGCGCTGCAGATCGAGCGCTGCAGAGTGAACGGGCTCTGGCCGGCGAACGTCATGGTCGACGAGACCGCGAAGGCACTGCTGCCGAAGTCGGAGTACGGAGACCTGCGAAGGTTCCTCTTCGTCTCGAAGCCGTCCACCGCGGAGCGGGACCTGGGCTGCGACGCGCTGCCGATGAGCAAGAAGCACGTCGTGATGAAGGACAAGGACGCCTCCGTGGGTAGGAACTTCCATCCCACCGTGAAGCCTGTCGATCTCATGGAGTGGCTCTGCCGGCTCGTCACCCCACCGCGCGGGCTTGTCTACGATCCGTTCACCGGCTCCGGGACCACCGGGGTAGCCGCGCTGCGGATGGGGTTCAGGTTCGTGGGTACCGAGAAGAACAAGGAGTACATCCCGATCGCGCGGGCACGCATGTCCCGGGCAGCGGTCAGCAAGGAAGCGAGGGTGAACTGGTGACGCTCACAGACGCAGGACGCATCCGAGTCAGGTCCCTAGCGGACGCGCTCGAAGCCTTCATCGCGAAGGAACTCGGCCCGGTCCTCGAAGGGGACAAGACCCTCACGACCTACGAGGTCCGCCTGGACATGCCGGCGCGGCTGCTCTACAACGAAGTGAAGACCCCCGACACCGCGAAGGTCACGATCTGCCTGAACTTCTTCCTGCCGACGGATGGGATCGATCTGTGACCGTCACCCCCGAAGCGAAGGAGAAGATCAAAGAGATGCTGCAGATGTGCTACGCCTTCATCCTGCACCAGATGCCGGAGATCCTCATGGACGGGAAGACGCAGCAGACCTTCGATCTCGAACTGGAGTGCCCGGCGGACCTCCTGTACAAGGAATGCAAACTCCGCACGGCCGACATCGGGAAGGTGAAACTCAACCTCACCTTCTTCGCGCCGGAGAGGAAGTCGATGATCCTGTTTCCGTTCGGAAGACCGCAGCCGCTGGGGGTGCCGGAGAAGCCCGAGCCAGTGAAGCCACCGACGATCCCCGAGCCCGACCCGGAGGACTGATGGGGCTCTTCCTGGACGTCCTCTCCCCCGCGATCCCCGTCCTCGCGCGCCTTGAGGAGCGTGGGATCCCGCTGGACGTCCGCGTGCGCGACGACCTCCGCGAGAAGACCCAGGCCAGGCTGGACGCTGCGTGCGCGAAGATCATCCCCCTCGCGCAGCAGTACCACACCCGCCGGCTCGCGAGGATCCAGCAGGCCATCGACCGGCTCTACCAGGACGCCTCCGACGCAATCGCTGCGATCCCAGCGTGCCCGGAGCATCCGGAGTACTTCGGGAAGATCGCACGCAAGAAGTCCATGTGCTGCATGAAGCACTTCGACGACATGAAGCCTGCCTGGGCGAAGGTCCGGGACCTCAAGGCACGCATCGTGAAGGGGCGCGGGAAACTCGACCAGGTCGGCGACGCGTTCGATCCCAAGAACCCCACGCACTGGCGCTTCCTCCTCTTCGACGAACTCGGGCTGAACCTCCAGCCGACATCCTACACCGACAAGATGACCCCGCAGGTGAACGAACACGCCTTCGACCTCCTACGGCGCCGGAACCCGCACATCGAACTCCTGGCGATGCAGGTCGACATCCAGGAGACCAAGACCCGGCTCACCACCCGCCTGGCCGTGGAGCCCGAAGGCGACGGCCGGGTCCACACCCCGTACTCGATCCACCGCACGTGGAACCTCCGCGTCTCCAGCGGCAGCGACGCCTCCGAGGCGGAGGAGATCCGCGAGGGGGTCGGCAACATGCAGAACGTCCCGAAGCGCGACCGGATCATGTACCGCGCCGAGCCCGGGAAGGTCTTCATCCAGCCCGACCTCTCCCAGGTCGAAGCCCGCGTGCAAGCCTGGCTCGCGAAGGACATCAAGATGCTCACCGCCTGGCGGGACGGCATGGACATCCATGCGATGACTGCTGCAGCGATCTATGGCATAGACCGCGTCGGGGACTGGGTCGAGGAGACGAAGCGCCGGCTGGTACGCATCGCCGGGATCATGCAGCCGATCCGTCAGATGGGGAAGAAGCGTCGCCACGGTGGGAACTACGGCATGGGGGATTCCAAGTTCGCGGACATGACCGGCATCACCCTGCAGGAGGCACGGCACATCTCCGCGGCGGACAGGGTCGAGTGGCCGAGGCTCTATGCCTTCCAGAAGGAGGAGATCGAGCAAGCGTCGCGGGATCGATTCCTGCGGAACCCATTCGGGGCGCTGGTGCGGTTCTACTCCTTCCGGCAGCGCGATGGCGTCTGGGAGATCTGCGCCCGAGAGGAGGCACTGTCCTTCCGGCCGGCTTCCACCGTCGCGTGCATGATCATCATGATGCTGGATCCCGTGGACGAGGTCCCCGGTGGGGAACTCCTCACCACGACGCACGATTCCTATCTCTCTCAGGTTGACAACGACCCCATAGCGATCGTAAACTATGTCCAAGCGGTTCGTGAGATCATGTCGAGGGAGTGGCCACAACTTGGTGCGATCGAAGGCTTCGGATACTTCAAATGCCCGGTGGACTTCAAGGTCGGGTTCAACTGGGGCGATCGCCACGACTGCAAACCGACATGCCAGAACCGCCGGCCGGAATCTCCGAACGAGCCTTGCGACGATCACAACCCCGATGGCCTGGAGGACTTCGACAAATGGATGAAGCAATACACACCCGCCGCATGCTCGCCCGCCTCCGCGGTGTGAACCTCCGGCGCCACCAGGAGAACCCGGTGCGCCAGCAGGACGACGCGAACATGGCCGCGCGCGAGGCGACCTTCTCCTGCGGGATCTGTCAGCATGGGGGTGGGACCCTCGTGTCAACGCGGAAGGATATCCCTGCGCCGGAGTTCCCGTATCGGCACGCGCACCCGAGGTTCTGCGTGCAGTACCACTTCCCGCGCAGAGTCTTCGCGCCGTTCGCCAGGCACATCAAGCAGGCGAACAGCAGGGTGAAGCAGCGCTTCAACGCCATCGGCCGGACCGAGGTGGCTCCGCGGCGCACGGCACCTCGACCGCAGAAAGCCGGGTGATGCGTGAGCGGCTGGAAGAACCCCCTCTGGAAGAAGCCGTCGGAGTGGATGGTGATCGGGAAGACAAGCAAGTCCCGCAGCGCACGGAAGAACGACACCCTGATCGCAGCGCTACTGACGCAGGCGCAACGGAAGGTCCGTCGCGAACTCGCAAGGAGGCGGTACTAGATGCCGTACGTGGAGTCCGACAAGCGTGCTACGAAGCCTTGCGGGTGCTTGGCGACGCCACCGCAGGACGCGGGCACGCTCGCGTACGAGGTCACCAGGACCTGCACGGCCTGGCTGGACCGGCAGCCTACGAGGGGCTTCTTGGCGTTCGCTACCTGCATCGGGGTTCTGATCTGCGTCGTGCTGGAGATCTACCGACGGATCGTGGCGCCGTACGAGGACCTGGCGAGGGTCCGGAACGGGGACGTGGGAGGGATGGGAAGATGAACGACAAGTTCTTGGTGCTACCGAAGGGAGCGACGCCTGTGGTCCCACCGAAGGCAGTGAAACACGACGACGGCAAACTCCGCTACGATCTCATCCCAGCGGAGCCATTCGAGGAGGTCGTCCTCGTCTACACCAACGGGGCGCTGACCTACGCCGACCGGAACTGGGAACTCGGCATGACCTGGGGACGCGTCTTCGGCGCGATGCTACGCCATGCCTGGGCGTTCTGGCGCGGGGAGCGCTACGACCGGGAGTGCCGAAACAAGGAGTGCATGGTCGACGGCCGGCGCACCATCCTCCCGATGGCTGCGGCGCACGACAGGTTCGTGCCGTGTCCGAAGTGCGGGCTCGTAGCGAAGCGCCAGGAGCATCTCGCGGCCGTGGTCTGGTGCGCGCTCGGACTGATGGAGTACGAGAACACGCACCCCGAACTCGACGACCGGCCGCGGAAGGTGTCCGCGTGACGCAATCCTATCTCGTCGGATGCACCGACGAAGCGCTCACCAAGGTCCTCAACAAGGTCCTGAAGGAACTCGAACGCGCGGAGGCACTCTTCCCGACCTTCCCAGACGACGTCGTCTACCAGGCCGCGATCGTCGGGGAGGAAGCCGGGGAGGCACTGCAGGCCGCGCTGGACATGCGTCCCGATGATCCCCATCAGGGAACGCGAGAGCAGTACAAGATCGAACTCGTACAGACCGCGGCTATGGCGATCAGAGCCTTGCTGCATCCGGAGAACGCATGATCGTCTACCTCGCAGGCTACATGTCCGCAGAGAACTGGACCCGGGAGTGGAGGCTCGAAGCAGCCCGCCGGCTCAACATCATCGGGGTGCAGACCCTCGACCCCTTCCGCGGGAAGCAGGAACTCTCCGAGACGGGGCTGAAGTGTTCCCACCCCACGTCCCTGCTCACCGCCCGGGACAAGATGGACATCAAGCGCAGCGACGTGATGATCCTCAACGCGCTCAACATCGAACGCCTCCCGCGGCAGAGCATCGGGACGTGGTCGGAGTACGGCTACGCTGCGATGTCCCGGGACATCCCGATCATCATCATCGGTGACAACGAGAGCCTGAAGTCGCACCCCTTCATCGAGAAGTGGGCGTCGCTCGTCGTGCCGAACCTCGACGAGGCGATCGCGGCGGTGCTATGGCTGCGGTGAAGACCCGGGACATCAACCTGCTGAACGGGAAGTTCCTGATCGTCGTCCAGCAGATCCTGGCCGAGGCACGCAGGCTCGGGATCGATCTCCGGATCGTCGAGACGCTGCGGGACCTGGCTCGGCAGGTCGCGCTCCTCGCATCCGGGGACACGACCGTCAAGGTCGGGTGGCACCAGTACGGTCTCGCGTTCGACTTCCTGATCTTCGAGGACGGCGCCCCGGTGCAGAACGGCAAGGATCCGCGCTACACCCAGATCGGTGAGTACGCCGAGAGCCTCGGATGCATCTGGGGCGGACGCTTCGATATCAAACCACAGATCCCCGGGCAGCAGCCGGACTCGGGACACATCGAATTCCATCCCGGCTTCACGATGACGCAGTACCAGGCCGTTCTTCGGATCCAGGAGCAAGCATGACCCTCCGCAGTCGTAGGCTCGTCACGATCTCGTCCCTGCTTCTCATCCTCACCGCTGGCATGGTCGGGATGTCTCTCGTCGCCACGGCGCGGCTGCAGAAGCCTGCAGCGAAGCCCGTCCCGGTCAACATCCTCCCCGTCCCTGCGACGGAGGTCGACAAGGCCAACGCCTGGACCGAGGCATGCCGCCTCTCCAGCGCGACCGCGAAGGAGCAGCAGTCCTGGACCCGCCCGGACACGATCATCATCCCACGCGCGCGATGGATGATCCTCGGCAACCGCCTGCCGAACCGGCTCTGCGGACAGATGTCGGTGTACTACGAGGAGCCCGACGTCACCGGGGACAATATCGCCCAGTACATCGAGGTCTACGTCCGCCCCCAGGAGCGGACCCTTCTCGCGAACGTCCTGACGCACGAGTACCTGCACGCGATCTGGTTCAACCGTGCGTTCTACGACATGGTGTTTCTTCAAGCGAACCCCGACAGCGAAGCGTTCGTCGTGAACCTGCTGCCGAACATCTGCCCAGCCATCTGAGGAGGATCCATGTACACAGCCGAAGAGATCGCTGAAGTTCTCGTCGAAGCCAACGCCGCGCTGATCCTGGCGCGTGAGCGAACGGACCTTCCGGTCGACATCCGGAACAACCTCGTCGCTGCGGTGCTGTCGATCCTGGTCCTCGAAGGGCGCCGGCCACAGGATAACCACGTGCCGCAGACCAATCCGCAGCCGGTCATGCCGGAGCCCCTGCCGGTCGAGGTGTAGCAGTGGAATTCATTCAGCGCAGGATCCGTGCGTCGAGCAGCCGCGCGGAAACGAAGGTCGTCGCGATGGGTTGCATCCATCACGGCGCCGCGGGGTGCGACGAGCGCCTGGCGGACTTCTGGTACAACTACATCCTGAAGACCCCGGACACCTACGTCATCCTCGGCGGGGATCTCGTGGACTCCATCCACGAGAAGGACAAGCGCTACCTCGACGAGGAGGTCGCGACGTGGTGCTTCGGGAAGAAGTGGGGCGGCACGGTCATCGACCGGCAGTACAACTACGCTCTCGCGAAGTGGCGCCCCCTCGCGGAGGCTGGGAAGATCCTCTGGATCCACGCAGGGAACCACGAGTGGAAACTCAAGACCACCGCGTCGCGAGATCTCACGCTCGACTGGTCCCGGGCGCTGTCGGAGTACGCGCGCGCGAAGGGACACGACCCGGTGCCCTACGCCGGCCTGAGCGCGCTCTCGAACCTCATCGTCGACTCCGGAGACGCGCGGAAGAAGAACCATGGATCCTTCCTCGTGAAGTTCTTCACCACCCACGGCGGAGGCGGTGCCCAGTCTACCGGCTCGGTGATCAACAAGGCGGACTCGATGCTGAACTCCTACAAGGTCGACGTCGCGCTGATGTGGCATCTCCACCGGAAGCAGCATGTCGAGCAGCCGCTGCTTGGGATCACCGACTCCGGCAAGCGTACCGTAGCGAGTCGCATCGCTGCGGTCTGCGGGACGTTCCTGGACGGGAACATCGAAGGCGTCACCGGCTACGGGGAACTCAAGCAGTACCGCCCGTCATCCCTGGGTCCGCAGGTGATCCATCTGAAGAGCAAGACCCTTCCCAAGGACTCCGAGGAGAAGCACGCTCGGTCCTACATCCACATCTGGCTGAGTGATGCGATCGAGCATCACGGCAGCGAGGAGGAGACGAAGTGAACCGTCAAGAAGTCGAACAGGCTCTCCAGGCATCGGGGAAGCCTCCCGTGGTCATGCGCGGGTGCCGGGTCCTGGTCAAGCGCCTCACCGCCAGCAAGATGTCCGCCTCCGGGGCGCTGCACGTCGTCCGCCGGGACGACAAGTCCAACGAGGGAGTGGTCGTCGCGGTCGGTCCGGGGAGGTTCGATCCGGACGCTCCGAACTACCGTATCCCGATGTCCTGCGAGATCGGGGACCATGTGATCTTCGGGCAGTACGCCGGTTTCGAGTGGTACTACAAGGACGAGGCGTACATGGTCTGCCTGGATGAGGACATCTGCATGGTCCTCCGGGAGCCTCGCTGATGCCGACACCCAGAACGCTCACCATCACTCAGGCGGCAACGGCGGTTCGTGCCAAGGTGAATCTCGCGCTCGTCTCGCTCGACGAAGGCGGAGACACCGAAGCATCGCGTCAGCAGATGACGCGCTACTTCTCTCGGACCCGTGCAGCATCGATGATGTCCAACATCCTCGCTGACGCGACAACCGAGACCCCCACGGACGTCCGCGCCACCTTCGAATCCCAGGCACAGACAATCCTGGAGAACGCGATCTATCAGGCAGCGCTCTGATGACCATCCGCGAGACGGTCCTACGCTGCGTCCAGCAGTTCGGCAAGAGCCCGGGGTTCCTGGCGTTCGGGTTCGCGTGCCTTCTGGCGCTCTCGTTCGCGTCCTACCGAAACCGGGAGCCAGTCGCGTCCGCGGTGGGGGTCGTGGCCATCGCGGTCTTCGGCGGAGGGGCGTGGAAGAATCACTCCGACCAGGCTGCCGCGGTGAAGAACGGCAACGGGAACGGCGCCCCGAAGGTGACGGGATCTTGACGCTCCCGCTTCCCGTGATAGGATTCATCTTGACTTCCGTCGTCCTGGGCGCATACTATCTCTGCGCGAGGATCCAGGCTCGACGCATCGTCCGGCAAGCCCGGAAGGAGACCCACTGCTCATGCCCGCATGGCTCAAGACGATCGTACGGTACATCACGCTCGGTGCGACCGCGGCGCTCACGTTCGTCGTCGCTCTGATCCTCGCACGGAAGAAAGGTTCGGACGATGCCGAAGCCCGACTGGAGAAGGAAACTCGCCTCAAGCGGATCGAAGAAGCGGGCGCGCGTGGTGACACGGACGCGCTCGACGAAGAGTGGAGGGAGCGATGAGCCTGTCATGGTTCCCGGACGCGTCAGCGAGGAGCGCTTCGGCTACCTCCTCCGCCGCGGGGCGTTCCGCAAGGGTGAGAAGGTCTGGGGGGATCGTTGTCCTGTTCATCCTGTCTCAGGTACTCTCGCTGAGTGCCGCCGGTGCAGACTGGAAGCCGGCGCCGAACCCAAGTAACTGCCCGGCTGGGTACCGCTGCCTGACCGTCGAGGACTACACTCGGATGACGTCCATCAAGGCAGCGCTGGAGGAGGACCTGAAAGCCGAGCGCCGGAAGCGGAAGCACTTCGGCATCGGAGCGACCCTGGGTCCGAGCCTGGGGCTCGTGGTGGACGAGGATCTGAAGACCCGGATCGTCCCGAGCGCGGCATCGATCGCGGTCGGGCTCACGATCAAATTCTAGGAGGAGAGCGATGGGGAACCCACTCAACCGTCCGATCGCAAAGGTCCCGCTCAAGTGCGAGTACGAAGGAACGAAGTGTCCCGAGCCCGGCAAGAACATCTGGCGCACGGCTGGGGGTGCGACGCGGGTCCTCTGCGATCCCCACGACGTCGAGGCAGAGCGCTTCGTCCGGAGTGGGGAGGCGATCCCGGCACGGCGCGGGCAGTAGGGGGTCCCCCCCCCCCTGACCCCCCGGATTGGCCGGAAACAGGCCGATACCAAGTTCGGTATTCGGCTTGACTTCCGGTCCGGGGCGTGGCATATTGTGTGCAGGAGGTGGACAATGAGCAACGCAGGCAGGCAGGCGATGGAACGGACCCTGGCGAAGAACGTGCAGGCGGTGCGCGCGTGAGCCTCCGCGACTTCTTCCCCTTCAAGACCATCCGCCCCAGCCAGGAGCGCGCGCTCCAGACCATCGAGGACGCGGTCGCTGCCGGCAAGCGGTACATCGTCATCGAGGCACCCACGGGGGTTGGCAAGTCCGGCATCGCGGAAGCCGTGGCGCGGTGGGCTGCGGCCGGCTACGCTGCTCGCCTCGGCTGCGAGGACCAGGCCGGTGCGTACATCCTCTCGACGCAGAAGTCCCTGACCGAGCAGTACATGAAAGACTTCGGTGCGGGCGCCTGGTGCGACCAGGGGCTCGTCGAGATGCGCGGCCGAGCGAACTTCACCTGCATCGAGGGTGCCGGGGACTGCGCCTCCGGGAAACTCCTCGGCTGCGAGGAGTCGGAGAAGCCCCTGGCCGGCAACGGTGACTGCGATCCCACGCAGTGCCCGTACAAACTCGCGCGCAAGGAGTTCATGCTCACCCCCACCGGGGTGACGAACTTCGCGTACTTCCTTGCCTCCACCGCCTACGCCGGGGACTCCTTCCCGCGCAGGACCTTCCTGATCGTCGACGAGTGCCACAACGCGGAGAAGGAACTCCTCGGGTTCTTCGAGGTCGAACTCAACACCCGCCGGACGCAGGAACTCGGCATCGCGTCCTTCCCCGACATCAAGCCGAACGAGAAGCCTCCGGTGCGCGCCTGGCTGGAGGAAGTCTTCCTCCCCATGGCTGCTGAGAAGATCCGCGAGTACCTCGGCGAGGCGATGAAGTGGAAGACCCTGGACATGGATCAAGCGCTCCGGTACCGTCGGCGCGCGTCGGGGCTGGAGGAGACCGTCGACAAGATGGTCGGGTTCCTGAGCGCCCCGGAGACGGACTGGTTCGTCTACGTCGACAAGGACCGCGACGGGGTGCCGGAGAGAATGATCTTCAAGCGCCTCTCGGCCGCGGACATCGCGGAGCCACTCCTGTTCAAGAAGGGTTCCTTCGTCCTCCTGATGAGCGCGACGATCCTGGACACAACGACCTTCCTCCGCAACCTCGGTGTGCGCGCTGCGGACGCGGTGGTCCTCCGGCTCGACTCAGAGTTCCCGATCGCGAACCGCCCGGTCTTCTACTGGGGCGCCGGGGACATGCGCCATGCCTGCATCGAGAAGAGTCTCCCGAAGGTCGTCCAGCGCGTCGCAGACATCCTGGACCGCTGCCCGACGGTGAAGGGGATCATCCACACCCACTCGTACAAGATCACCCAGGCAGTGGTCGCGGGACTGCAGCGGACCCCCCACGCACGACGCGTCATCACTCACACCAACGAGAAGGGTGCCCGGGAGGCAGCGATCCTCCGGCACCGGACGTCCCCCGAGCCCACGGTCCTGGTGAGCCCGTCGATGTACGAGGGGCTCGACCTGAAGGGTGATCTGAGCCGGTTCCAGATAATCTGCAAGGTCCCCTACCCAGCCTTGGACCCGTACATCAAGGCCCGCATGGAGCGCGACGCGCAGTGGTACACCCTCCAGGCCGGCCTGTCGCTGATCCAGGCTACCGGCCGCAGCGTCCGCACCTCCGACGACTGGGCGTACACCTTCATCCTAGACGGAGGGTTCGCCAGGTTCTTCACCCAGAACTCCTACCTCCTCTCCCCCTGGTGGACGAACTCCGTAGCCTTCGTGCGGGAGCCGGCTACCATCGAAGCCGCCTTCGCGGGACTCCTCCGCAGGCAGCAAGTCGCGGTCGCGTGATCCCTCCCAGGCTCCGCGCCGGCTGCGTGGAGTGCGACGACCGCCCCCTCTGCCCGCCCCCAGGCTGCGGACGACCCCTACAACTCGGTGAGCCCGTGGGGTTCCTGCGCCCCTGCCCGGAACCCTACCGCCGCGGGCTGATCTGGGCCTTCGACACCGAGGAGGAACTAGCCGCCTGGCTGGCCGGCCACCCGCCCGGACACGCGGGCTTCTGGGTCCTGCGGGTCCTCCAGGCCACCCCCCCTCCCCCCGCAGCGTAGCGCCTTCGTCAGAATCCTGACGAAACCCCTTGACACTGAGTGTCCATTGAGCGTATGCTTCTATGCGACACCAACTCGGGGTCCGCTCCGCCTTTGCCTGGCAAACCACCCCTCGGCTCGGCTGCTGCTGCAATCACCACCACGGCGCTCGATGCACGAGTCAAGATCGACCTGGAGGAACTCTCCAGCCGGCTGCTGAACGAGACGCACCGGCTGCTTGTAGATTTCGCCCAGCAGCCGCTGACCAACGCGGAACTCGCTGAGAAGGTTGGCGCGGGGCTGGAGGCGCTCGGGACCACGGTGATCTCCCAGGCCGGCCGCGGCGCCACGGCGGAAGCCTTCAACCTCGGCCGCAACCTTGCCGCGCAGGACGTCCTGAAGCAGATCGACGAGGTCGTTCGTGTGGAGATCCTGGACAGCCACACCTGCCCCCCCTGCAAGAAGTTCGATGGCAAGATCTACAAGATGAACTCCCCCGAGTACTTCCAGGACATGCCCCCCAACGGCTGCGACGGGGGAGACTTCTGCCGCGGCTTCTTCATGTACCGCGCTGCATAGGAGAGCCCGTGCCTGCCGTCCTTGAATCCTGTGTCATGAAGGTCCGCGAGAAGGGTCACGACGAATCCAGCGCCTACGCAATCTGCCGAGACAGCCTGGGGCTGAAGGCGGACGACGACGGCGCCTCGCTGCAGATGACCGACGAGGAACTCGACAAGAAGATCAAGGACGTTCCCCCGTACGCCAAGCCCGATCCCGCCAAGCCTGCCGAGTCCCCGGTGAAGGAGGAGGCAGCAGCCGTCGAGGATCCAGCGAAGGCCGCGGCCATGCTGGAGCCGGCGCCGTCCTTCGTCAAGGACATCGTCGTCGCACGGGCCGGGAAGAACTTCGTCAACGGGAAGCAAGCGTTCGATCTCAAACCCTCCGAGATCGACGAGATCATCAAGAACTTCACCCTCCTCGGGAAGCAGGTCCCTCTGCTCCTGACCGAGGACCACATCTTCGGCGGACGCAAGAGTGCGATCCCTGCCGCAGGATGGGTCGAGAAGATGTACCGCGACGGAGGCGACTGGCACTGCGTGTGCAAGTTCGTCGGCGAAGCGGCAGTCCTTGTTTCCAACGATCAATTCCGAGGGGTGTCGATCGGGACCGTTATGGCCCGCGACGTCCACGGCCGCGAAGTCGGGGAGGCTATGGATCATCTCCTGATCACGAACGCCCCGTTCTTCAACAACCTGAACATCGCCGCATCTGAGTCCGCAACAAGCGCCGGCCGTGTTCGTTACATCTGCGCCACCGAAGCGCAGGAGAAGGAGCCAGCAATGGCCGATCCGGTCATCACTCCCGAGGCGATCGAGGCTGCCGTCAAGGCTGCCACCGAGTCCCGGGATGGGGACATCGTTCGCATGACGCGAGAGAACCTCGAACTCGTGGAAGAGAACGGTCGTCTCAAGTCCCAACTGAAGGACTACACCTCCCCCGCGGAGAAGAAGGAACTCGTCGAGAAGATCCTCGAACTCAAGGAGATCGCCTTCGTCGCGCAGGTGCGCTCGATCGTCCACCGTGGTCTGAGCGAGGGTCGCTTCGCTCCGGTCTGGTGCAAGGGGTACGACGGGAAGGACGCTCTCGACAACGCCGGGACCATGAGATGGTTCCGTGCGTCGAAGTTCTACAACGAGAACCTCCCCAATCCGGACCAGCAGGCCTTCCACTTCCTGCGGTTCGCGTCCGAGACCTATCCGGTGATGTACCGGATGGGACAGATCCACTCGTCCGGTACGCCCCTGCCTGGCGTCGGCCGGATGTTCGCGATGTCCACCGAAGAGAAGCAGGCGCTGCGGGCAAAGGGTTTCGACCCTGCGCGGCTGGCTGCAATCAACCCCGATGACATGACCTACGAGGAGTGGCAGTCCCAGGTCGGCATCGCAGGGAAGGAGCAGAAGTAACCCATGGCCGCTCTCACCAACAACGTCGAAGTCCGCTTCGATGCCAACCACCCTCCGACGCTGATCCAGATGACGTCGGCCGGGACACTCACCTTCTTCCGCGGCGGGCTCGTACATGCCGGCGCGGGTCTCGCGAAGGTCATCCCCGTGGCCACCGACCTTTTCGTCGGTGTCTGCTGGCAGAAGATCGTGGCGACGTCCGCGGACCTCGTCACCCTGGCCATCACCGGCAGGTTCAAGTTCGCCAACGCCAACTTCACCAACGCGAACTACGGTCTGGCATTCGCCCAGCCTGCAGCCGCGCTCACCGACAACCCGGCCGATCTCACCGTCTCGACGACCGGCTCAGCGGGTGCCGTCGGCACACTCGACCAGGTCACGCAGCCCACGGGAACCGTGGAAGGCTACCTGAACATCGAGCGTCGCTCGGCGCCTGAGAACCTGTAGTCGTCCCACTCCAAAGGAGACACTGAAACATGGCCGGACTGATCAATCTCGAAATGACGAAGCGGATCGTCATGGACTCGTTCTACTCCGAGATCGCTGCTGCTCAGAACGAGCGGCTGTATCCGCTGATCTCGGAGAACATCCCGCAGGAGGTCACCTCGGTGACCCGCCCCGGATTCGGTTCGGTGCCCAAGCCGACCCAGATCTCAGGGACCACGGCAGGTACGAACGCCGCGCAGGCACGCTCGATCAAGGACTACCAGTTCACGACCACGGTCGTGGAGTGGGACCTCACGATCGACTTCCCTCGCTCGACGGTCGAGGATCTCCCTGACGAGGCTGCTGCCAAGGCTCGCGATCTCGCGAACTCGGGCGCCGTCTTCTTCGACGAGCGTGCCGTCCAGCAACTGGACGGCTCCACCGTCGGCTACGACGGGAAGGCGCTCTACTCGACGACCCACGACGAGTCGGGTTCCAACCAGGACAACACCGCAACCGGCACCGTCGCAACGCCGGCCGCATCCGACATCGAGGCTCGTATCGGTGCCGCGATCGTGAAACTGCGGAACTTCCGCGACGATCAGAACCGCCCGGTGAACGAGGGTACCACCCGGTACCTCCTGCTCGTCGGACCGGATCTGGAGAGGGTGGCGAACATCGCCCTCAATCCCACGATGTCCCAGCAGGCAGTGGACTCCTCGGGCGTGACCGGGGTCTACCGCGGCCAGTTCGACATCCGCACCTCGGCCTACGTGCCCACGAAGAAGATGTACCTCTTCGCCACGAACCGGCTGAGGAAGGCACTGGGGTTCTACACCAAGACGGCCTGGTCCTTCACGAACAACATCGGGACCGCTTCCGATGAGTGGAACTTCGGCCGCACCGCGCTCTTCTCGGGGTACGCAAGGTTCGAACTCCTGCCCCGGGACTGGAAGGTCACCGTCCGCTGCGACTTCAACTAGAGGTCGCGTAGGTCGGCAGTTCGTACTACGAACCCGCGGGGGTTGGGATTGGTTGGCCACCTCCTCCAACCGCCTGACCCCCGCGGATTCTTCTTCCAGGGGTCCTGATGGCTACGTCCTTCTGCGCGGTGTCCGACATCGCGCGCTACACTCAGACCGTCATCGACGGGTCGTCGAAGCCCACGTCGACCGAGACGCAGTCGTTTGCTGACGAGCGCGCAGCGGTCATCGTCGCGCTTTGCTTCCGGCTCGGTACCGCGGTCGACCCCAATACCTTCGACGTAGCGACGCCCCTGGGCCGGCTCCTGCGCGCTGCCAATGCCATCGGCGCCGCGCTGGACTGGATCGAGGCGAACACCCTGGCGCAGAGCCCCCAGGCGATCGAGCGCATCCCGCTGCTGCAGAAACTCTGGCAGCAGTACACCGGCCTGTGGGACGGGGTGAGCCCGCAGTGGATCCGCGGGGAGGGGTTCATCTCCCTGCTGATCAAGGGTAGCCTGGCGGTGACGCACATCACCTCCGGCGCGGAGAGCGAAGACGTCGACGTGCCTGGCATCACCTTCGACGAGAAACTGTAGTGTTCGCCTCCTTCACTCCCGCGATGTGGTTGGCGCTCATCCTGTTCACGGTGAACGCCATCTTCATGGCTGGGGGATTCTGCTGGCTGGCGATGAACCACTTCCGTAGCATGGGGAAGCGCATGATCGGCCTGGAGTCTGAGATGAAGTTCGTCCGCCGGACTCTGGCCTGGCTGAAGGGTCGCGCGTCGGTCGGGCAGCCAGTGCCTGTGCCGGTGCCTGTGCGGAGGAAGCGCTAGTGGCGACGCCGCGGATCCGCTACCGCAAGGGTCCGGCTCTGGAGCGCCTCCGTGAGATGAACAAGGCTTTCACCATGACCGAGGCTGAGAAGGCCGGACCTGTCCTCGCCGTGCTGGCGACGCCGCACGTCGCGCAGGTCAAGCGCGCCTTCTCCTCGGAGGGTGCCACAACGGGACAGGGTGCGTGGGCGCCCCTGAGCCCGAAGTACGCTGCTTGGAAGCGGAAGAAGGTGGGCGCTCTCGGGATGCTGATCTTCAGCGGGCAGTTCAAGACCGCTGCCACGACCCTGGGGCTGATTATCCGGGAGTACACCGCGCCGAACGTCTACGGTCTCGGCTTCGAGAACGAGAAGGGCGCCCGGCACGAGCGCGGAACGGACCACATACCTCTGCGCACGGTGCTGCAGAAGACCCCGCAGGACCTGCACGAGATGTCGGTGGCGTACATGCGGTTCTGGATCGACCGCGCGAAGGCGATCATCCGCAATGGCGGACGACCGGCCACGAGGTCCTAGCGATGCCGCTGACGCTGATGGCCAGGCTACCGGCGAGGGTGATCCAGGTCCTCAAGGATTACCTGCCGGCGGAACTCGACCTCGTCGACGCGAACGTCGGAGACGGCATCGTCACGCCGGACATCGATACCTCGCGTGGGTACTTCGAACTCGACAAGCGGGTGCTGGACGTGATCCCGTCGCTGTGTATCCACACGCTCTCGTCCGAGCCGGTGGAGGTCAAGCCGATCACCTTCGGGTCCCGGGCATACGCGATCCACAACCTGGAGATCCTCGTCACGGTGTCGTCTCAACTCGGTGACGCGCTGCTGATGGAGAAACTCCTTCACCGCTACGCCGCGGCGATCATCCGTGTGCTGTGCATTCAGAAACTGAACCTTGAGACCGCTGCCGACCCGGTGCCGTTCGCCGAGATCGTCCAGTGGCTTGGGACGATTGATTACCGTCCGCTGCCTGAGCAGCAGGACGGGAAGATCGTTCGAACCGTATCCATCCCGATCGCTGTTCGGCTTCGGGAAGTGAGGAGTTAGCATGCCCATCTTCGCCGACAAGTCCCAGGTGGCGATCAAACTCGAAGCCGTGCCCGGGACGGCCGAGACCCTGACCAACACCGAAGTCGTTCTGACTACGGACATCCCGACGTACGAAGCCACCCCGGATGTCATCGAGCGCAACGCGACCTCTGCGTCCCACGACTCCCGCGGCGTGGTGATCGGCAAGCGGAGCGCGAAGATCTCGTTCAAGATGTGGATCCGTGGGCTGTCCGCGGCTTCGGGTGGCGGCAACCCGAACGACTTCGGCGCCGCACTCCGTGCATGCAGCGTGACCGTGGCATACTCCGGCACCACGCCGAACGAGATCGCGACCTATACCCCGAACTCTTCGGCGCTGGATTACGCCACCATTGCGATCTACCGCGACGGGAAGCGGTACATGATCCACGGCGCCCAGGGGAACTGCGTCCTGACCTTCCGGACTGGAGCCCCGACCCTGGCGGAGTTCACCTTCACCGGGATCTACAACGCCCCGACGACCGCAGCGCTGCTGACTCCGACCTACTCCGCGATCGTGGAACCGCCGTTCCTGTCTGCGTCTCTGTCCATCCTGGGCTTCGGCACAGCGAAGATCGACTCGCTCACGCTGGACCTCGGGAACGAGGTTGTGATCCGGCCGTATCCGAACACGACCACAGGGATCTTCACCGCGCAGATCGTCTCGCGGAAGCCGAAGTTCACCATCGACCCCGAGGAGGAGGTCGTGGCGACGAAGGACTTCTGGGCAGAGTTCATCGCCGGGACGCTGGGGTCCATCACCACTGGGCTCTTCCCGTCCAACGGGACGAACTACAACCAGTTCACCTTCACCATGCCGAACGCACAGTACTCGGGACTCAAACTCGACGCCAGGGATGGCATCGCCATCGTCGGTATCGAGGGGATCCCCCGCGCGAACGCATCAGCCGGCGATGATTCATGGTCGCTGGTCTCAACCTAGTACCCTCAAGGAGGCTCCACGATGTTCAACCTCGACATGCTCGACCAGACCCGCGAGCACTGGTTCTCCCTCTCCGGACCCGCGCAGGGGGTCGAACTCCTCTGCCGCTACGCCTCGCCGGCCTATGGTGAGAAGTTCCGTCGGACGCTGCTCCAGAAGCAGATCCACATCATGGTCGGGGACAAGACCATCCTCGCCACCGGCCGGGACGCGGACTACGTCCTGGAGTTCTGCCGGCATTACATCGCCGACTGGAAGGGTGTCAGCCGCGGCAGCGATGGGAAGGCGGAGCCGTACTCGCCCGAGGCATGCACCCGGCTGCTGCTCGCGCTGCGGTCGGCGTTCGAGTCCGTGGCGGGGTTCATCGCACAGGAGGAGATGTATTTCTCCTCGAACGGGAGCGGTCCGAAGTAAACCTCCTGGAGATCGTCCCCTTCTGGCTCTCGGAAGGTGAGGTCGTCGCGGTTGAGATGCGACGCAGAGCCGAGGGGGCTCCCCCCAGGGACCTCGGAATGTACAGTGCATGGCGCTGTACTGCCCGGGAGGAGAACCTTGATCTCCTGCAGTTCTACGAGGACTACCATCTCTTCTCGCAGTTCACCGGGATGAGCGACGCGATCAGCCTGGACGGGATCCGCATCGCGCTGGACACCGAGGGAGTACCGAAGCAGTACTGGCCGCACATCATGAAGCGGACGCTCCGGCTTCACGGGATCGTCATGAGAGTCACGAAGAAGACGAAGGGTAAGTAGGTATGGCTGAGAGACTGGTCCTCGCACAACTTGTCATCGACGAAGCCGGCGTAGTCACCGGCCTTGCGAAGGTCGACGAGTCGCTGAAGAAGACCGGGCAGCAGTCCGACCAGACCGGACAGAAGGTCACCAGGCTCGGTGGGTTCCTCGGCCAACTCGAAGGGAACCTCTTCTCGCTGCGGAAGATCGCCAACGCGGTCATGGGTGGGTTCACCGTCGGGGCAGCGATCATCGGGATCAAGAACCTCATCACCGAGGTCGCGCAGGCTGACACCGGCTTCGCGCTGCTCCAGGCGACCGCGAAGGGGTTCTACGAGTCCATCGTCGGGGACGGGACCAAGCACGTCACGATCTTCCACGACGTCATCGTCCGGCTCACCCAGGCAGTCACCATCCTCCAGATCGCGTTCGAGGAACTCTCCAACCCCCAGGGTCCCGTGGGGAAGGCTCTCCAACTCATGCTGAAGTTCTCCGTCGGCGGACTCGTCGTGCAGGGGATGAGTCTCATCGCGGAGCAGACGGAGAAGATCTTCGGGAAACTCTCCGAGCCCGGGGGACCGCTGGAACGCTTCGCGAAGCGCTTCGACGAGATCCAGGCGAAGGCGAAGGCTGTCGCGGAGACGGTCAAGGCGGTGAAGATTGCCGAGAAGACTGGACTCGAATCCGAGACGGTGCGTGGGAGCGAGTTCAACCCCTTCACGGCGAAGCGCCTCACCGAGGGGGACGCAGCGAACACCATCACCGTCCTTCCGGATCCGCAGGTCATCTCGAACTTCCGCAACGCGATCCAGAGCGTCCTCGGGTCCCTGGAGAGCCTGCACGAGAGGCTCACCGGCGTCCAGTTCGCTGCCCAAGCCACCGCCGAAGCATTCATCCAGGCCGGCAGTGCGATCGGCGCAGCGCTCGCGGGCGAAGCGGTCAGCGGGGCGCAGGTACTCAAGAGCATCCTCTCCTCGATCGCGAAGCAGGCTGCGGTGGAGGGGCTGTTCGAACTCGCGAAGGGGTTCGCAAGCCTCTTCAGCCCCGGTGGCCAGGCCGCGGCTGCGTCGCACTTCAAGTCCTCGGCGCTGTTCTTCGCTACTGCTGCGCTTGCTGGTGGCGGAGCGCGTGCCATCGGTGGTGGTGCCTCCGGGGCGCCTGGTGGAGGTCCGTCCGGATCCCGCGGCTTCGGGCAGGAGGTCGGTCAGCAGCCTCGCCAGGAGCGGAACGAACTCACGGTGATCATCCAGGGGAACGTCATCGGCCAGGAGCAGTACGTACGCAAACTCGTCGTGGACGTACAGAACGCGATGCGTGCCGGTGCCGGCGGAGGGAGACTCTAGTGGCCTTCCCGGTCATCTTCTGGCGGAACCTCCTGCAGAACACCGGCGCGGTGATCACCGCTTCGTCCGAGACCGATGGCTTCGCTGCGTCGAACCTCTCCAAGTCCCGTCCGTGGGCGCCGTGGAAGAGCGCGGTCCTCACCACAGGGATCACGATCGACATCGACCTCGGAGTCTCCGGGGACACCGCCGCGGACACCATCGCGCTGGTGAACACGAACCTCGCCTCCATGGCTGGAACCATCGAGGTCCGTGCGGACGCGTCCTTCCCACCGACCACGGTGAAGAAGGCTGCGTATACTCCCGCGAGCGACGAGGTCTCCATGGCGACGTTCACCGGCACCGCGGCGCTGCGGTACTGGCGCATCGTCCTGGGCGGGCCTGGCGGTGGGTCGTTCCCATCGCTGCCGTTCATCGGCGACCTGGCGATCGGGCTCCGCACGACCATGCCGGAGTATCTCGACGCCGGCCTGGATCCGTACATGACCCAGCGCGAGGCGATCTCCCAGCGCTCGAAGATCGGGCACTATCTCGGCTCGGTTCTACGTGGCAAGCAGCACCGCGAGGACCTGTCCTTCGGCGGACCCGCAGGGATCGTACGCACATTCTTCACGTCCGACCTCGACGCGTTCATCGACTACGCACAGAACCGCAAGCCGTTCTACTTCCAGATCGACTCCGACGACGCGAAGTTCCTCACCCCGATGTTCGTGAAACTCCCCGAGGGTGGGGAGGTCGCAAGGGTCCCGGTGTCGGGGACCTACACCCGCATCAAGATGACGCTCCCGGTTGAGGAAGCCTGGTCGGAGCGAGCCTAGTGGCCATCTCCCGGAACGGCGAGACCGCTTCACTCACCACCACCTTCACCCACACCCCGGTCATCTCCACCACGACCAAGGGCGCAGTCGTGATGGTGAGCGAGATCGGGGTGGCTGGCTCCCTGGTCACCGGCGTGACCTACGGTGGCGCAGCGATGACTCTCATCGACTCCGAGTTCCACAGCGGAGCGCAGGGGGTCGCGGTCTCGACGTGGTTCCTAGGCGTGGGACTGGGACAGGGGAACCAGTCCGTAGTGGTCAGCGTCAGCGGCGCACCGAGCGTCGGACGGCTGATCGTCTGCGCGACGATGGCTGCCCTGGCCGACACCGTCCTGGTGACGAACGCGAACTCCAATGGCTCCGGGGTGCAGGCTGCGCTCGCGCAGGACTCTGCCTCCGTCGTCGCACAGCGATACAGCGTCATCGCCTCCGACACCAACACCGACCTCGCGATCCTCACCGGCTGCAGCGGCATCGGCTTCCACCAGTTCCCGATCGGCGGACCGTTCGACTCGCGCAGCGGGATGCTTGCCCAGACGTCCCCCGCGAGCGGGAACTTCACCATCGGCTATAGCGGCACGACCCCCGGGTTCGCCTTCGCAGCGCTGACGATCAAGGAGGGGACTATCCCTCCTCCCGCGCTCAACATCGCTCACGACGCCATCACGACGAGCGGTGAGAAGCCGACCAGCATCCCGTTTAACTTCACCCACACCCCGGTGAACACCCCGCGCGGGGTGGTTGTGATGTGTACCGTCTACGAGTATGGTGCCTCGGGTCGTACCGTCCAGGCGGTGAGTTACGGTGGCGTCCCTCTGACTCGCGTCTCGCATGCCGAGGACGTCACGACCGAGTTCTGCATGAGCGAGATCTGGTTCCTCGGGAGCGGGGTTCCCACCGGGGCGCAGACGGTCACCGTCACCCCGGGTGGTGCTGCGCTCGGGACCACCATCGTCGCGGTAGCAGCGACCATCACTGCCACCACCAATGTCGAGGTCGTGGCTCAGGGTGTCGTCCAGGACAACATCGCCGACCCGAGCGTCGCGCTGGACTCCGGGTCCTCGCTCGCGATCCGCTACGCCGTGCTGACCTCGGGGAACCGCACTGCGACCCCGACTGTCCTCACGGGGATGACTGCGGGTCCGAGTGGGCAGTTCATCACCAACGTCGACACCACCCGATACAACACCGGCTACCAGACCACCGCTTCGAGTGGGGTGTTCTCCATCGGCTGGATCGTGTCTATCGACGACGTGGCTCTGGCTGCGGTTGCGATCCGCGAGATCCCCACACCTCCGGTGCCGATCCCTCCGCCGGTACCGAGCGCGCAGTTCCTGTCACAGCGCGACACCGTCTCCCGGTTCCATCAACTCGTGATGGAACTGAACCTCATCTCGTGCCAGAACGCCTACGCGCAGCCTGTCAGCCAGTGGCTGACCTTCACCGACGCGTTCGACAATGCCGCATGGACGAAGTCCGGCGGCACGACGGTGCTCGCGAACTCCTTCGTGGGTCCGGATCCGGACGACACCGTTGCCGAGGCAGACAAGATCGTGTTCGCTGCGGCCGGGGATACGATCAAGCAGACCACCACCGGCAGCGTGGTCACGAGCAAGACCTTCACCGGCTCGGTGTGGCTGCGGGACGATGCTGGTGGGACACTCACGCTCACGCTCCGCAACGCAGGGAACACCGAGAGCAAGACCCTCGTCGTGACGGTCACGTCGACGTGGAAGCGCTTCGCGATCTTCATGCAGTTCAGCGGTACCCCGGTGGACGCGGTGGAGTTCGAGATCAAGCGCGACACCGCGGACATCGCTCAGGTCGGTGCCTGGCGCGCGAACGTCTCCCAGAACCCCTCGAACAACAACCGCGTCGACCTCTTCCCGACGGTCAAGCGCACCAGCGAAGCGGTCTCCGTCGTGGCGGTGCAAGCCTCCCGCTGCCAGGCTGCGGACGCAGGAGTCGGGAAGCGGTGTTGGTACTCCCCTCCGACGTGCCAGGACTCCGCGAACTTCAACTCCGGACACTCGTACGAGGACGCACCTCTGGACGGGTTCCGACGCTTCACCTTCTGTCGCACCGACGTCCCGCTGCCCGTGGCCGGCGAAGAGTTCCTCCCGATGATCGAGGACGCCTCGTTCGCCGGGCAGGAGATCTTCAACGACAAGGCTGTGACGGTGAAGTCCGAGACGACCGTCACCCTCGGAGACGACACCCCCCGCAGCGTGTGGAACGATGTCGAGCAGCAGCGCGGTCACCTGGTCAACTCCGGGATCCCCTCCGGCTCATTCTGGAAGCGGTTCCGCACGATCTACCGGAACTTCTCGAACCCGAAGAACTTCGCGCGCCTGCTGGAAGGCTTCGTCTCCGCCGGTGCTACCGTGGCGGACCTCTTCCAGAAGGGGACCTACAGTATCAGCACCATGGTGATCACCCCCCGTGGAGCCACAATCAAACTCCTCGACCCCCTGGACCTCCTGATTACCAAGGCTCCGGCCACGATCAACGACGACAACGTCCTGATCGGTGGGCTCTCTGCCGGCACGACGAGCGTGACCGTGACGAACTCGCTTCAACTCACCCCGCTGCCGCGCGCAGGATCCCTCTACCCCTACCCCGTGGTGATCGAGATCGACTTCGGCACTGGCTCGGCGGAGTTCTGCACCGTCACCGCCAACGACACCGTCACCAACACCATCTCTGTCCTCCGCGGGCGATGGGGAACCACCGCCGTGACGCACGCCCCTGGGGCGAAGTGGCGCGAGGTCCTTATGCTTGGCACGGAGAACGCCACGCCCGCGTCCCCACCGACCGGGAAGAACGCCGTGACCTGCGTGCTTGAACTCCTGCACCGTGGGTTCGGGGATCTCGATGGCGTGGACATCGTGTCCTTCGAGCAGGACCGCGACCTCTACGTCCCCGACATACTCTTCAAGCGTGCGGGTCCCACGATCGGCAGCGCGAACGCTGGGATCGCGGACAGCCAGGACATCGAGAAACTCCTGAACTCCATTCGCGAAGTTGCGCAGATCGACATCTGGACGTCCGCGGCGCAGGTCCTGAAGGGGAGCGTCTTCGGTCCGATCCGCCCGACGACCGACTTCGCTTCGCTCAACGACACCAGCGGGCTGATCGCAGACAGTATCACCGTGGACGAGAACGAGATCACCCGCATCAACAAGGTCATCATCCACTACGGTCTCCGCACCGACAAGGCCGGTACCGAGGTCATCGACTTCACCTCGCACCTGGCATACCTGGACGCGGACTCCCTGCGGGAAGACTTCGACGGCAAGGCGCGGACCCTGTCTATCTTCTGCCCGTGGATCATCGCGAACGACACCGCGACCGCGACGACTCTGGCAGCCCGGCTCTTCACCCGCTTCCGCAAGCCGCTGCGCAAGGTCCTCACCGACGTGGAACTCAAGGACGACGAGATCTCGGTGGGGGACTACGTCCTCTTCAGCAGCGACGAGATCCAGAACCCCGATGGGACCGGCGTAACGAACCGCAAGTCCCGGGTCCTCCGCAAGGAGTACCACAACGACTCCAACGCGATCTCGATGCTGCTGCAGGACGAAGACCTCCTGCAGAAGTTCTCGTTCATCTCTGGCGACGCAGACACCACCTACGACGCAGCGACCACTACGCAGCGTCTCTACGCCTTCGTCGCAGACGACTTCGGCCTGGTCGGGAGCGACCGCGTGCCGGGAAACTACATCTGGTAGCAGGAGCCACCCATGGCAGCACTGGTCTACACGAACCCCTCCTCGGCGCAGGTCGCAGCCAACGCGCTGATCACCACCGCGCTCATGCGCGACTCGATCAAGCGGAACTTCGACCTCATCGACGGGGTGTGGGACGACTTCACACACTTCTTCACCACCGCGACGAACTCGTACAAGGGTCTGGAGGACTTCACCTCCGCCGCAGCGAACAACGTCGCTCACGGGCGCCTGTGGTCCTTCGTCTCGGACACCGGCGTGGCGCCGTCCACCCGGGTGGCGGTGAAGACCGCACCTTCGGTCTGCCGGCTGGCGCTGTCCGCAACGGCTGCGGAGCAGATCAGCGTCTTCTCGCGACGCACCATCCAGCCCGACCAGGTCGTCCTCCCGCTGATCTACGAAACGAGGGTGAAGTTCTCCCAGAACGACCGTGGGTACTGGTTCGGTCCCCGGGATCCCTCCACGGCGAACATCAACGAGTCCCCTGCCACGGTGCGGAAGGGGGTGCAGATCCTCCGCTCCTCCGCCACGCAGGGGGTCTTCCGCTGCGTCGGTACCGGCACGCAGACCGGGACGGCGTTCACCATCCCCACCGCGGGGACGTGGTTCACCATCACCATCATCATCAACTCCGCCACGTCGGCGCTGTGCTACGTCGACGAGGTGCTGAAGGAGACCTTCAGCAGCGACGTCCCCGGGTTCGCTGCCACGACCGCTGTCCCGCTGGCTGCACACTTCGCCTGCGGGATCACCACTGCCACCGCGCTCAACCTCGACGTCGACTACGTCGCGATGATCGCTGGGCTCGCTTCTCGGGCTGCGTAGCATGTCGGCGCTCCTCTCCGATGTTCGCTTCGACTGGGACGCCACGGTCCCACCGTCCCTCGCGCAGATTCGCTCCGACATCGCGACGACGTTCTACCGTGGCGCGCTCGTCTGCGATCGTGCGCCTCTCCCTCATCCCCCCTCCGGTGTGCCCGAGGTTGAGGTCGAGTACGAATGCATCTCGTGCCGATACCACTTCGTTGACTTTGTCCTTCGTCCCTGTCCCGCTTGTGCGGGCAGGGTTCACCGCGTCGAGAGGTAGGGTGATGGTCCGTGAGCGCCTGGGATCCGCCGTGCGTGTGTGGGCACGCCTTCACCATGCACCCCATTCTCTCGTGCATGGAGTGGGGGTGTAGGTGTCCGCGCTACCGCCCATCACCGAAGAACCCCTGGCGCCTGCGCGTGGCGCTCCGGGCTGCTTTCCTCTTGACAACGCTCTGTCACCGACCGTATACTCCCAGCCGAACACTAGCGAGGTCACTCTGAACACCGCTCCTCCGACGGAGGCTGAGTATGAAGCGCTTCTGAAGGCCGACGCGCGCAGCAGGCTACTCCGGCTCGTCCCCGACTCTGATCTGACGAACGCGGAGGCGCTTGCTGCGCGCTACGGGGAGGACATTCGCTACGTCCCGGGCAAGGGGTTCTTCGTCTACCGCGATGGTCGCTTCTGCCGAGACCCCGAGGGGCTGCAGGTTACGCACCTCGCCGGCCAGCACGCCAAGGCGGTCGTGGAGATGGCGCAGGAGGGGGTGTCCCACGACGACGCCCGGGTGAAGGTCGCGAAGCGCCTCCTCAACGAGAAGATCATCCGCAGCACGGTGAGTCTCCTCAAGACCCTGCCCGACATCCACTGCGCGGCCACGGACCTGAACAAGGACCCGTACCTCTTCAACGTCCGCAACGGGACGATCGACCTCCGCACCGGGGCGCTACACCCGCACAGCAGAAACGACTTCATAACGCAGATTTCTCCAGTCGTGTTCGACCCCACCGCCGAGTGCCCGCGGTGGAAGGAGTTCATCACCAAGATCTGCTGCGACCGCTTCGACGGAGATCGCAGGCCGGCACTGGAGGCGCTACTGCAGCGTATCGCAGGCTACCTCCTCACCGGGTCCTGCAGCGAGCAGGTCATCTTCTTCTTCCTGGGGGACGGCGCGAACGGCAAGACCACCTGGGTCGAGACCATCAGCGCGCTCCTCGGGGAGTACGCCACCACGACCGGCTCCGAGACCTTCATGCACACCCGCAGCGACCAGCACCCCACGGCCGTGGCTGACCTCGCCGAGTCCCGCTTCGTCTACTGCGGGGAACTTGCCGAGAGTGCGAAGATCAACGAGGAGCGCATGAAGGCCATGACCGGGGAGGAACGCCGCAAGGCACGCTTCATGCACCAGAACTTCTTCGAGTTCATACCGAAGTTCAAGATCATCTTCGGCACGAACCACCTCCCCGAGGTCCCCACGACGGACCGTGCGACCTGGCGCAGGATCATCCCGGTGCCGTTCAGTGTCACCATCCCCCCTCACGCGCGGGACCTCCGCATCCAGCAGAAACTCCGCTTCGAACTCCCGGGGATCCTCAACTGGGCGATCGACGGGTGCCGGATGTGGCAGGGGCAGCGCCTGGACCCCAACGCCGTGCCGTGCGTGGAGATGCTCAGGGTGGAGTATCACGAGGAGGAGGACCACGTCACCGCAGCGCTCAACGCACTGTGTGAATTCTCGTCCACGTACTGGATCTACGCCACGGACCTCTACCGCGTCTACCGCAAGCACGTCCTGTCCACCGGGGGATCCCCCCTCACCCCGAACATGCTGGGTCGACGCCTGAAACTCCGCTTCAAGTCCGGCCACACCCGGGACGGGCGCCTGTGGCACGGGCTGCGGCTGCGGGATGACGTCGTTGTGCCGGCGCTGGGGTCGCAAGGCGACTTCGACGACCCGGTGGACGGGTTTGAAGGGGACGAAGCGTGACGCATTCTGGGGGGTCGAAGAATGCGTCACATTTGCGTACACCACTGACAACACTGGGGGTTACGGTGTTGGTTACTCATTATTCCTCTAGAGCAAGAGTAGGTAAAGGAAACCCACAGTACAGGGAGTTCCTGACGGGCCAAACTCGCGACATTGCGTCACGCCCCTCCCAGGCACGGCCGTGATCACCATTCCCCTCCCCCGTCCGCGGGTGGAGTCCGAGAACCCGGACGTGGCACGTGCCGTGGGCTGCCTGCAGGCACTTCTCACGAACCTGGGGCGTGTGCCCACTCTGGACTTCATGCTGATCCTGAAGGCCTGGTGCGGGGAGATGCACGTCGCTGCGTGCGTCTGCATGGACGAGTGTCCCGCGGCCGGCACCGATGCTTGCAAATGTGGTGGCGAGTCGTCCTACGACCCAGACTGCATGATCCTACGTATCCGGCTGGAGGAGACCCTCACTCCAGCGCTTGAAGCAGCAGGAGGATAGCGCGATGCCGATCTACTACTGGAAGCGGATCAACCCGGCGAAGATCCTCGTCCCGGCCTACCGTGACTCCGAATACCTCGACGACGATCTGAAGGACATCGCCGGCTGCCTCCTGCGTCGGGCTCGGTACCTCACTGATCGCGACTTCAACGTCTTCCGTGCAGCCGAACTCTTCCAGAAGATCGTCGCGTGGCTGCAGTACCTTCGTTGCGCCGAACTCCTCGTCGCCTCGCCTCCGGGATCCGAACAGTATGCCCGCCTGCAGGCCGCTACCGTGGAGTGGCAACGGGCCTACAGCGCCATCGACGTAGGAGATGCGTGGGAGAGGCTCATGTCGGCAGCACGCAGCAGCAGGACGGTGCGCACACAGGAGGGTGTGGCGAAACCACCCACCCTGGACGAGGTGCGCCAACGCCTTGACACCCCCGTGCCCACAACCCCCACACCACCCACCCCGCTACATGACACGCTGGTGTCACCGGCGGGGACCCCCATGGGTGGGGCGCATCGCGACGCACCGCAAGGGGTGGTGGTCGAGGATCCGGTGTGGGGAAAGCCCCCCGAAGGGGGGGAGGGGCGCTAGAACGGCGCGGTGTGGCAGAATGCCACACCCACCCCACGACTCGTATGCAAACCCCGTGCCACGTAGCAGCAGAATCACGAACGCGCAACGAATACGATTGCGTGCTTCGAGTGTCAGCGCGCCGTCGCAGCGTCAGAGTTCTGTCAGTCTACAGGCGCCGAGGAGCCCCCCAGGGGACCTCGCTCATTATTTCCGTGGTGAAAATCCTGTGAAGACCCAGTGTGATTTCGTCTCCTCCGGTGGCCACCACTCCTGGCCACCCACGATCGAGACGTTCGTCCGCGACGACTGCTTCCTCGGGGACGAGAACATCAGCGTCGTGCAGATGGCCATTCTGAAGTCGATCTTCGGGGAGGCGCTGACGGAGGAGGAGATGAAGGCGTTCCTGGAGGTCTCCGAAGGGCGCCCGCCGCGGAAGGGTGGGTACAGCGAGGCGACGCTGCTGTGCGGGATCCGCAGCGGGAAGACGGACAAGATCGCAGCGAACGCAGCGACGTACCTTGCGTACACGTTCGACCCGAAGATCCTCGCGCCCGGGGAACGCGCGTACCTCCCGATCATCGCCCAGAACGTGGAGGGTGCCCGGGTCGCGTGGGGGTATGTAGAGGGGAAGGCCCGGCTGCTGGAGGAGAAGGGACGGAAATTCCCCCCCGCGGAGTGGAACGGGAACCAGGGTGCCACGCTGCTGGAGCCTGGCACCGGGCAGATGAAGAGCATCACCGGGAAGGAGATCCGGTTCTCGAACCGCGTGATTGTCGCGTGCTTCCCTTGCAACAAGAGCGCGATCCGCGGGAAGACCTGCATCGGCGGCATCGGCGACGAGTTTGCCGTCTGGGACACCCAGGAGTCGGCGCACAGCAGCGACCTGGAGATCTTCCGAGCGCTGCGCGGCAGGGTTGCGACAATGCGCGGGCGCGCGAAGATCATCAAGATCACGAGCCCCTTCGTCGAGGTCGGCGTCGCGTACGACGACTGGAAGGAGCGCCGGCACTCGAAGCAGCTGTTCGTCCAGGCGCCGTCGTGGGTCCTCAACCCGAGCCTGTCGCAGACGTTCCTGGATGAGGAGCGGGACAAGGATCCCGAGGGGTTCAACCGGGAATACGGCGCCCAGTTCGGCCGTGGAGGGGGGACGTACCTCATCCCGGGGAGGGTCGACGAGGCGATGGAGGACCGTCCGCAGGTCCTGGCACCGCAGCGTGGGCAGCGATACTGCGGCTGGATCGACGTGGGGTTCAAGCACGACCTCTACGCGTTCGGGATCGCTCACCGCGACGAGGTCCTGGGAGTGATCTTCGACGTGCTGCTCTTCTGGCAGGGGACGAAGAAGGAGCCCCTGGACTCGAAGGCGATCGCCCAGGAGGTCGCGAGGCTGCTGAAAGGCTTCGGACTCGACACGGTGCATGGGGATCAGTACTCCTCGGTGCCGGTGGCGGGGGATTACAAAGAGTGCGATATCTTCTTCAAGGAGATCCCAGGGAACCCCGCTGACAACTGGGCTGCCTACGAGGGACTGAAGAGTTCCATGCGCCGGGGACGGGTGCATCTCCCGCGGCACGAGATCATCCGTCGGGACCTCCTGAGCCTCGTGAAGACCAAGACCGGGCGGAACGGCGTCCCGCTGGTGGCCGCACCGGAGCGCGCGGGGTTCCACGACGACATCAGCAAGGTCGTCTCCCAACTGGTGCACTACTTCGAGCCGATGCAACAGCCGCTTGACATCTCCCAGTGGAACAAACCCGTGGAGACGTCGATGAAGGATATCGTGAAGGTAACCCCCGGGGGGTACAAGGACCGTCCCTGGGCAGACAAGGTAGACGAAGCGGACGAAATGATCATCAACACGAACATCTGGGACCTGCAGAACTAGAGGCGAGGACAATGGCCAAGAAGAATCGTAGTGCCAGGCTCTCCCGCGAAGAGATGGTGGCGAACGAAGTCCGCCGGCTCCGGGGAGAGATCGGAATCGAACTCGCGAAGCGTTCCGCAGCGAGCGGGATGAACGTCTCGCTCGGGGACATCGACGAGGAGTACAACCCCGAACTCAAGACGATCCGTGGCCGGACGAGCCAGTACGAGCGGATGATCAACGACCCGTTCGTGCGTGGGCAACTTCGGAACATCGAAATGACGCTGGTCTCGGGCGTGCGATGGAACATGGTCGACGGGACCCAGGAGCAGCAGGACCTGGTGGGTGGGAACATCCTCCGCCAAGGTCCGCCGAAGTACTGGTGCCAGCAGTCGTGGTATGACTTCCTCCACGAGGGGCTGGGGATGCTGATCTACGGGTGGAGCATGTTCGGGCTCACCCGCGGCATCGTCGACAACAAGATGGTGTACACGAACCGGAAGTGGCTGCACCCGCGTAGTGTGGACGAGGACGGGTGGGTCATGGACGAGGACGACAACCTCATCGCGGTGCGGAGGTCGTTCACCGACGCGACCGGGAGAGCGTTCGCGCGCCAGGCCACTAGCGCCCAGGATCTCTTCATGATGTGCTGGGACCGCAGGGGTCCGAACTGGGAAGGTACCGCGCTCATCCGGCCGATGTTCAAGAACTGGAAGATCGGCGAGATCGCGGAGAAGATCGACATCATCGACCTGCAGAACCGCGGCATCGCGATCCCGGTGGCGAAACTCAGCGGCGCAGGGGGACCGAAGGAGCGGGACACGCTCGTGGAGATCCTCCGGACGCTCCGCGGCGGGAACAAGGACAAGGCGTTCCTCGTGCTGGAGAAGGACGAGAGCCTGGAGTTCCTGACCACGCAGGGTACGGCGAAGGACGCTTCGCGGATCATCGACTCCCAGCACATCGGGATCTCGAAGGTCGGCGGAGGGGAGTACGCGGAGATCTCCGGGATGGCCGGCGGACGGGCGTCTACGAGCGTGCTGGCGACGGGGTTCTTCATCAACACCGACGCGATCAGGATCTTCTTCGAGGACAAGATCAACTTCGGCGAAGGCCAGATGCCCGGGGTGTGCGAGAGCCTGCAGAACGGGAACTTCGATATCAACGCGCCGGGGTTCAAGTATTCGCGCGTGAGCGGGAGCAGGGTCAGCCCGACGGAGCAGTTCGACAACATCCCGCTGATCCAGGACAGCGTCAAGGCTGGGCTGGTGCCGACGACGCTGAAACTCTGCAACGAAACGCTGCGCAGGCTCGGCTGGCCGGAGATGACCGAGCAGGAGTACAACGAGGGGATGCTGCGCGCCGGCAAGGGTCCGCAGCCGATGGGTCGACCGTCAGAGGCAGGCCCCGACGCGAACCCCTCCCGCGGGGACGCGCAGAGCAACGCAGCCCCGGAGCCGAGCCGGACCCCGCCGGCCGAACCGAGCCCCGCACCGAAGAACGCAACGGAGGTGCCGAGTGATGCGGCCGAGCCCGTTGCTCGGAGGTCTCTTCAGCAATCCGGCTTCGGACGACAGCCGACCGACGAGGAAAGTCACGTCCTGGCCCTGGCTCAAATAGACGCGGAGAACCGTAGCGCGGAGCAGAAGTACGTCGCGCGCATCCACGCCTGGCAGCGACGGGAGATCGACCAGATCGTCGCGGGCATCAGGAGTGGAAGGATCAAGCCCGGGACGCTGATGAAGGACAACGCCGAGGCGGGGTTGCTCAAGTTCACAGGCCAACTCGCGAACGAGCTGAAGAACATCCTCACGCAGGTGAAGAACTTCGGTGGTGCGCAGGTGCGGGATGAGATGAAGCGCCAGGAGTCCGAGGAGGAGTAGCGTGTGGCCGCTCCGGTAGAAGTCTTCGTCCCGCCTACGTCCGACGTCGGACCTAACACGATGACCGGAGCCTCACCGCATTTTTCGAAGGTGGATGAGAACCCCGCGAACGGGGATACCGACTTCATCTCCTTCAACGGGAACGGATCCGAAGCCTATGGGATGAACGCATCGGCGATTCCACAGGGCTCGATGGTCCTCTCAGTTCGGATCCGCGTGAACGCGAAAGGGTCAACCGGCGGAGCGCGGACGCTACAGTTCGGCTACCGCTTCAATGGGGTTGACTATTGGCTGGGGAGTATCACCCCTCCGCCGTCGTCCTATGGGAGCGCGCAGGCAATCCTGACTGAGAACCTCGCTACCGCCGCGCTGTTCGAAGAGCAGCATATCCGGACGTCTTCGATCATGGCGCTACGGGCGGAGTGGCTCACAGATGGGCTCGCCTTCCCGGCTCCGCGCATGACGCAGTGCGTGATGTTCGCGACGATCCCGGATCCTGCGTCGGCGCTGACCGACCTGGAGATCGCGGAGTTCTGGAGGATCCACAGACTGGTGCGTCGGAAGGAGATGAACCCTCCGCAGACTCCGACGACGATCTTGGTCACGCGGTACAAGTATCTGCGTGACCGAGCGAATGCGAATGCTCAGACCCTGCTCCCGCCGCAGGATCTGATCGACAGCGACTACCTTGCGGGGCTGCACGCAGCGAAGAGGAGGTTCTAGTGGCACGAGGACGATGGGCACTCCGGATGAGCGACGACGAACAATGCGAGCGGGGGTACTTCGAACTCGACGACCCCAGAGGGAACCTGCCGACGAAGTGTTCGTACTGCGGCCGGACCGGGAGTGTGGTGAATCCTCTGAGGTTCGATCCCGTGTCGCGGGATGGGAAGAACCTGGCGCGGCAGTATCTCTACCGCTCGAAGTGCCGGTACTGCGAAGAGTTCGGTCCGCACCACTCCCGCGCGCTCCTGGAAGCCACAGGACAATGAAGCGCTGCCGGCGGTGCGATGCAGACCTGATGCCACATGAGGATCGGTACTGCGACGCCTGCCAAGCAGACCGCGACGACCGTGCGTTCCGGCGCCGGCTTCGCGCCTCCCACGAACGTTCCGAGACAATCCGCGATCAGACTTGACTTCATCGACCGCCGGCCGTATGATTCCCTGCAGCCGGAGCGGAGCAGGCTGCTATCCGCTCCCGCCCGGGGGATCTGCGGAGGCACGAAGCGTCCACTTCCCCTCCGCCCCCCGGGTGTCAGGGGTTTGACAGCCCCGGGCATGCAAGGCGTGGGCCAAGGTGGGCGCAGATTCTCAGATTCTTCTCCTGGACTTCGGCCTGGCTGGGTCCCATACTGTGGGCAGGAGGTGGACAATGCGGAACACGGTGAAGCGGATCAAGGTGGTGAGGGGGTACCAGGGGCTCGCGAACTTCCACGCGGAGGTCGACCAGATCCCGAACGGTGACGGGGACCTGCTGATCCTCGGCACGATCCCGCGGCGCCCCGAGATCCCCAGCCCCTACGCGTACGCCCCGGAGCATCAGGTCATGCGGTGGAATGCGAAGCCGATCATCATCGTGGAGACCGGGCACCGGCGCTTCGAGGTCTTCGAGGTCAGCGGAACGCTCGACCCCCTGGAGGTAGCGTGAAGACGAACCGCACGACCTGCACCCGCGCCCGCATCCTCGCGACCCTGGCGCTCACCCTGATCTGGGGCTTCACGCCCGCGCGCGCGAAGGACGCGATGTGCATCCCCGAGACCGCGCTCGGGTTCGGCGAGATGCTCGACCGGGCCTGGGTGGATGCGCAGGCCGCAGCCGGCAGGACGACCACCGAGGCGCGCCCGACCTTCTGCTTCGGCTGGGAGCCCCGGGTCGTCGCGACGAGCCACGGACCCTCCCGCCTGCTGGGGACCTACGACTCCCGCACGAACCGCGCGGACGTCAGCCTGACGATGGAGGAACTCGCGGTGGACGGTGCCTGCGTGATCCGGCACGAGATGCTGCACGCGCTGCTGGGCAGCGACGAGGCTGCGGTCCGCGCGGCGCAGGGATGCACGGTCGCGGTGGGGGGTGGACTGTGATCAAGGCGCTCGGCGCTCTGGCATCCGCGATCTCCGCGCTCCTCATCCTCATCCTCGCGATCGCGATGCAGTGGATCGGCGCGGGGATGCTCTTCGCGATCGGGATGGCGCTCGTGGCGCGCCTGCTGGGGGTCCTGTGAGTATCGCAGCGCTGCGCCCCGGGCAGATCCTCGTCAGCAAGGCCGGGTCGCGGGTCGTCTACGTCCGGACCGAGGCGCGGAGCGTCGTGGTCGGGGAGAGCGAGGCACGCGTCGGGGGGAGCAGGAAGCGTCTGCTCAAGGTCCCGGTGAAGGGTGGCGAGGAGGTCATCGTGGTGCGGACCCTCTTCCCTGTGCGCGACAACACCGGCCAGTGGCAGCCCGGGCAGGAACTCAACGGGCGGTACTCCCAGGCGGACCTGGACGCAGGGGTCCTCACGCCCACAGACGAATTCGCGACCGACGATGTACCAGACCCAGAACCCAGACCGAAGCGCGCCGGCCGAGCCGGCAAGGAGGCAGCAGTGGACGACAGCACGAAGGACCCGGCCGCGGGGGACGCAGCGGCAACGGTTGCCGGAGGGACGGACGCTCCGGTGGTGGTGAAGGAGCGGAAGCCCCGAGCCCCCCAGGCGCCAGATGCGATGGTAGTCGGCACCTTCCGCGCCACCCAGGCACAGCGGGATCAGATCAACGCTGCAGCCGAGGCTGCGATGGGGAAGGGGAACAGCGGCGCCTGGATCCTGAAGACGTTGCTGTCCGCTGCCTCGGTGCCGGCAACGGTTGCCGCGGCGCCGGTCCCGGTCGAGGAGGGGAGGAATCGCCCATGAGACCCTCCTCCCTTGGCGCGCTCGGGACCCTCGCTCGTGTCTCCACCGAGATCGCTGACAAGGACGGCGTCCGCGCACGGTGGGATCTCAAGCGGAGACTCATCCGCGCGTACATGGATTGGCTGAAGACCTGGCCAGGGGTCGCGACGCAGGAGGGGGGACGGATGTTCAAGAGGGACGGGATGGTGCTGCGGGCGGTGCCGCGGAAGGAGGAGCGGTGATTGATCGCGCAACGAAGTATCGGCTTCTGACTCGACTCCTCGGTGGGTTGAGTGCCGAGATCATCGCCGAACTCGTTCGGATGCCCACCCCTACAAGGCCGGTCTACGTAACGACCCACTCCGGTGCTGATCCTCGATGCTGGCAGTGGAGCCGTGCCATGTGGCCGGCACCGATGTACGACCTCAAGTTTGCTGTCGCGAGTGGGGATCGACCGAGCGATCTTCCTCGATCGATCTGCTATCACTATGGCACGCAACACAACGAGAACAATTACACTCGGCGCCTGCACCTCGAAAGCCTCTGGGAGCCTGGTGGCATTATCATCGCTGACGATGATCCTGGCGAGATCGAACGCAGACCGCGAAACCAGTGGCCGCGCTATCTGCATCAGAAGTATCACTCGACTCCGCCGACAGCCTGCTTCAGAGCGCGCAATCGGACCGGGATCTCCCGACCCGTTCTGCCGCCCGACCAGGTTGCATTCCTCTGGAGTGTCCTGGAGCGTCTCGGGTCACGGATCGATACAGCCTACGCAGGATTCTCAGCCTCGACCCAAAGCCAGAATCGGGATCGGGTCAATCGTCCGTATCTACTCGATGCGGTCGTCTCTGGCGCAGCGCTTGTGCTGGCTCCGATGCGGCATCTTGTCCCGAAACATCTACAGAAGAATTTCCAGGAGTGGGCGACCGCATCTGCTACGAGCATCGCGAACGGGAAGCGAACCCTGACGCTCCGATCGATGATTGCCAAGTTCGATGTCCAGCCGCCGAAGGAAGATCCGATGGTATCGATCCGTCGGATTCATGATGAGTGGCCGATGCTCATCCAACTCCGAAACTCCACACGCGTTCGGTCGAACCAGAAAACAGGATGCATCATGACTCTGGACACTCAAACGATCGTACGATCTCTAGAGGGGATCCGATGACCTGGGACTCCATCCCCACCCTCTGCTTCGTCTGCCACGCCCCGGACCCGGCGCACGTCGCGATCATCCGCGGGACGTCCAACGCGAAGCCCCGGCAGAAGCGTCCGCTCTGCGATCTGCACGCGGAGCAGGCACGTGGTCTGGGGTACAAGGTCGGACGCGTGCAGGAGCGCTGGGTGGAGCAGACATGATCCTTCTCTGGGACATCTGCCCGATCGGTGAGGTCCCGGTTGCCTACCGTGTCGAGTACGTCCACCGCGTGCGGATCGGTACGATGTTCGGGCTCGACGACCAGGGTAACGTCGTGGAGATGCCGATCTACTCCCCGTGGGTGCCGGTCCACGTACAGACGTCCCCCGAGCAGCAGGCGGACGTCCCGTGCGACCCCGCGCCCGGGGAGGTGTGTGTGGGGGTGGTGACAAGCCTCGACGAGTACGGGATGGAGGACGACGGAACGGAGTGCGAAACCCAAGGAGGGACACCGTGAGCAGGACGAAGAAGCGACTTGCAAACCTGTTGAAGGATGCGCCGATCATTACGGCGAAGCCTCTCAGCCAGATCCGTGCCGAGATCGAATCCGAGCGCTCCCGCGTCCCCCTCGCGGACGAGTACAAGTTCCAGCGCTCCGTCACCGACCCCCGGGACTACCTCGGCATGGTCGACGAGGTGGTCTTCACGAAGGGGGTCGCGCGCCTGCGCGTGCGCGTGAAGACCGGCTTCGCCAACGACCGCGGGCTCGATCCCAGCGTGTCGGTGACGCTCCCGGCTTCGGTGCTGAGGATGATCGCGGCGTTCATCGCCGAGCCGAAGGAGTAGCCATGGCCGCAGCCGGGATCGCGATCGTGGTGTCGTGGCTGATCCTCGGGATCGTCTGCGCCCGGGTGAAGTTCCCTCCGCACGTCCGCTGCGTCTGGTGCGGGTAGGTCTTCCACGGACTGAAGAATCTCAGCGCGTGCCCGAAGTGCGGGCGGGAGGATCTACAGTGAAGCGACGCTACTGGGCGCCGCACTGGTTCCGCGACAAGGTCGACGTCTTCTGGATCGTGGGTTACGTCCTCCTCTGCTTCTGGCTCCTCCTGGAGATCGTGCAATGATCAAACTCTGGCTCGACGACTACCGCCTCCCGCCGGACGAGTCCTGGACCATCGCGACGACCGCGAAGGAAGCGATCGCGATCCTCGACTCCGTCGATGTCGACATCGTCTCGCTGGACTTCGATCTCGGGGACGAGGACCGCTGCGGCACGGGGCTCGACGTCGCGAGGCATCTCGTCGCGCTGACGAAGCGTGGCCGGCCGATGCCCAGGGTGGTCATGCTGCATACGCAGAACCCCGTCGGCAGGGAGCGCATGCTAGCGGAGATCGCAGGCGGAGGAGACCGATGAAGACCACCGGCCACATCTGGCGCATGTACATCCGCGGCTACGCGAAGCCGATCCTCGCGACGAGGGTGATCGCGGACACCTCGAAGCAGACGTACTGCATCGGCTGCGGGAAGGCACCGGCCGAGGCAGGAGCGTCGTGCGGGAAGGGGAAGGGGTAGCGTGCTACCGATCGTGCGAGTCGACCCTGTCCTCCTGCGACAATTCTCGATCACAAGGAACTTCGTCGGCTACGTCGGTGATGACCAACTCGAACCTGGGATCCTCGTCTACGACGTCTCCTGCGGGAAGTGCCGGAAGACATTCGAAGGTCGGATCCGGCTCCATACCGAGATGGTGACGAAGTTCTTCGATCTGCTCTCTCAGCACTTCGACGCATGCGACCGTCTGCCGGTGATGTTCCGTCGGCGCCCCGAACCCACACCTCCGTGGTGCCCGGCCTGTGGGAGGACCTACCAATCGGCAACCCCATTCGCAAGGTGTCCGCATGCGTGGCACAAGGTGGCACCGTGGTAAAGATCCCTCGCTCCATCGCAAAGTCCCTGAAGGACCTCGCCCAGATCAACCGCGGCTGCGGATGCTGCGCCTCCCCCCGCGAAGATCAGGTCGCGCAGATGAAGGCGACCCGGAAGGTGATCGCCAAGGCGATTGATCGTGCATGTCGTCGTTACAAGGAAACCGACGTCTACTCATAGGAGGAAGTCCGATGAAGAAGATCCTGCTCGTCGCGCTGCTCATCCTCACCACCACCGCCTGCATCAGCAAGCAGGTCCGCCGTGGTCAACGCCTCTTCGCCGGCTGCCCACAGGGGGTCGACGACAAGGCAACCCTGCGAAGCGGAGAATTCGTCTGCAAGGGTGCGCCGGACCCCGCGCCGTTCGGTGGCAACGGACGCTCCTGCGGATCCTGCCACGTCCCGGGGGATCGCTTCGGGATCTCGGTCACGCGCATCGCGACCCTCCCGCCGACGCACCCGTTCCTATTCCCCGGGCTCGACGAGGACCTCGTGCTGCTGCGTAGCCACGGTCTCGTCCACGTCGTCGACGCAGACGAGGATGGACTGAACGAATTCCGCCAGACGCCGAAACTCGTTCAACTCCAGACCCTCTGCGGAGCCTTCGGTCACTATGGGATCTGCGAGACCCTGGGGCTTCTCGGGGACCGCGAGAAGGACCTGTGCCAGTTCTCGCGCGAGGCGGTGGCGAACCACATGGCGAAGACCGTCGCACGCGTGCCCGGGGTGGACTTCAGGGTCCCGACGAGCGACGAGTGTGACGACCTCATCGCGTACATGCTCTCGGACCTGGTCGCGGATGTCGAAGACCGGCTGGAGGATGCGAAGTGAGGTACACAATCGCCTGCGCCGAGCAGAAGTGCTACGCCTGGCAGACCAGCGGTCTCGTCGGTGCCGGCCTGGCCGCGGCGGATCACCTCCGGGCGTGCCCGACTCACGAAGTGCGAATCAAGAAGGAGTCTCGCGATGGCGAACGAGAAACCGCCGATCTCAACCCTACGCCGGCAGCCGGTGCAACCGTGGGAGGCAGCGATGACTCCGCGGCACGGGAAGAAGCGCAAGCCCCGGCCGTGGCTGATCCTCTCGAAGCACCGCGGGATCCAGTGGTGGTACAAGGACCCGAAGAAGCAGACGCCACAGTGGAGGGTCTACCGCCGGTACGCGACGGAGAAGTCCCGGGAGCAGGCGATGCAGGTTCTATCGAAGGACAAGTACCACACGAAGTGGTACGACTTCCGCCTGGCGAAGGACTGATCGCCATCTGCGGACAGTGCGGCGGACTCCCCGAAGACTACACCCTCGAAGAGGTTGACATCGGGGTGGGGATTCAGGCTCACCTCTGCGACGATCCATTCCACGACGCTGCGAAGGAGGCACGACGGTGAAGTACTGCGACGACTGGCTTCAGAGCCGTACCCCCGGGATGCGATTCCTCCTCGGGATGATCTGCGGCGCGATCGCCGCGATGCTTCTCCGGCTCCTCGGACAACTGGTGTCGTCGTGAGAAACCGTATCCCGGGGGTGAAGAAATTCCGCGCCACCCTCTCCCCCACCGCGACCCTCTCCCCCGCGGACCTGGAGAACGAAACCCTCGTCCGCTACCTCGCGGACATCCCACGTGAGACGACGCTGACCAACGAGCAGGTCGCCTCGCTCGTCGATCGCATGCGTGCGGGTGACGCCCAGGCACGCGAGGATCTCATCACCGCGAACCTCCCGCTCGTCGTCGCGGTCGCGATGTTCTACCGCGGCCGAGGGGTCGAAGTCAACGACCTGATCCAGGAGGGGAACATCGGTCTCATGAAGGCGGTCGAGAAGTACCTCCCCGAGAAGGCCTTCACGTTCTCTACCTACGCGATCTGGTGGATCCACCGCGAGATCTTCAACGCGCTCTCAGACCAAGCCGGCGCGATCTCGATCTCGGACCGACTCTACCGCCGGCTCCGAACGCGGGTCCGGATCATCAGTGAGATCCAGGCGGGCACTGGTCGGGCTGCGACGAAGGAAGAGATCCAAGCCGCGATGGGTCTCACCGAGGAGCAGATGGCGAACACGGACGCCGCGGCCAATGCGGTCTCCGTGGCATCGATCGAAGACCCGATCGACCACGACGCATCTCGCCGGCTAGAGAAGGTCATCCCGT